TCAGTCATTGGATTCCTCCCTGAGTCGCTTTAACTCTGCTGGGGTAAGCATTTGTAGCCGTCCAACTGTTAGCCCCAACTTTAGCCCAAATTTTACGACTGAAGAATCACTCGCTCGCAGTGCAAATGCTGAAGCAATTTGCATCAGCCGATGGATTGCCTCTTCATCCGTCTCGGCGTTGGGATTGGTGGAAGCGATCGCCTCAGCTTCTGCCATCAGCCCATCAACCTCAGATTGAGGCATCGGCACTACCAAACCTCGAATAGTCGAGAGGTCTATAGCCTTCTCCATTTGCGGGCCGCCGCGAAGCAGTTCCTCTAGCCGCTGCCGACTGGCTTCATAGTCGGCTTCAGTTTTACGCAACCACAGGAATGTGTGGATTGCATAGGCGAAGCCGCCTGATATAACTACCCAAAACATCCAAGTTGGGCCCTGGGACAGCACAGTACCAATCGACCAGCCAACCAGCAATGGCAGCAAAATTCTAAATGCAATTTTCATGAGAATGGGAATTTAGCATCCTGTTGCCATAACTCTACAACTAGCGCTGACTTTGGGGCATACAAAACCCCGTCAAATAACCACTCCAATTTAGTTGGGTCTTTCATCCGTTCACGCCTTGAGTTGTAGACGATCAGCACATCATTTTCGCGAGAGCCAGCACGCTCTAATAGTGGAGATGAGGCGAGCAATTGCACTGATGGATGCAGTTCATACAGCCCTCGCGCGAGCGAAACCCCCAACTCTTTTTTGCCTGGGAAGACTGCACATTCATCCATCCATTTCAGCGAACTGGGCGTGAGCAGCACAGTGTCAGGGACTTCCAGCCCGTAGGAGTCTTCATAAATTTTGTGCAGCGCTGCCCACAGTAGCCCAACTACATCTTCCGGTTCAGAGTGCAGGTTGATCGAGATGGGCGATCGCACCGTCGGCAACATCGGACTAACTTGCATCGTGAATTGTGACACCGCAGGTAATCAGGAAGCTCTGAATAAACTCCATCGATTCTAGATAATTTTCAATTTGCACTAGCCTTGAGCCAGCCAATTTTTCAACCCTGCTTCGGCGAATGAGCAGCCGATACTGAGGTGGGGTTAGCGCATGAGAAGTGTTGACGTAGTTCAACAGGTTTCTCGCACTGATTCTAATCGCGCTATTTTCCGAGCGGAACAGCAGTTTCATCGCCAGTTCTCTGAACCTATGTAGGTCGGTCGATCCAGAAATGCAGGATGCTGCAATCTGCCCTAATTCGATTGATATTGCCTCAGTTTCCTTGCCGCCCAAGGGGTTCGACGCTTTTTGCTCTGAAATGAGCGGCCGCCACAAAGCTGCTTTGAGCGCTTCAATCCGCTCAATTTGCTCCAGCGGGTGGACTCTTGCCGTCTCATCCCATTCCAGATGAAAGCATTCCGCGAAAGCCGCATCCTGAATGGGCGGATTGAGGTAGGTGCTTACCTCAAACTCGATTGAGATTATGCGCGGCAACTCTCCTTCCATGCTTTCCCCAACGCTTCTGAGCATTGCCCGATAGCGGTAAGTGATGCGATCGCCTCGGTCAAATCGCTGAAATTTCTCCAGCATCCTGCTCTCCATGTAGTCACGCGGATACTGCCTGGAATAATCCAGCTCAATCTCTAACGCCCGACCGTTATAGCGAACCTGGCAATGAGTGAAATCGTTGAATGTACGCCCCTCCAACACCAGCATGGGACGACCAGGCAAAACATTGCTGCCCCTGGCTGGAGCATCAAATATTAGATCCCAACGCTGGGGCGATCGCACTTGCCCCATCTCCTGAAGTCTGCCGTAAAGCTCAGATCTATCCCGCTCACTCAGCCTTATCTGATAGCGGTTAGTGGCGCGAAGCGTTTCCCGATCAAAACCGCGTACCTCGTCAAAAACTTCGATTACGTGCTGCACGATTTGCGGCTCTGCCTGCAACTGGGTCAGATCAAAGTTGCGTTGTGCCCCACAAAAGGAATAAACATATAGCCCATTCCTACGGGCCACCTGGTAGGGGATACCCAACTCCCGCACCAATTCACGTAGGTTGCTGTCTTGCCCCACCCCTACCCGAATTTGCAAAAACCCCTCGCTCCCGCGTTCAACCTCAACATCTTCAACATCCCTCACCTCCATCCCGCACAGCCGTGCCTCCAGGCACCGCCCAATCTGTCGGCGACTAATCGGATGATGTCCAACCTGGCTGTACATCATCAAAAACATCCAGGTTCTAATCTGAGTCGCTTCCCAAGGTCGAATAGGCATAGTGTTTGGAGGATTGGGCGATCGCCGCCGCTGAATGGAGAATTGACCACACGAACACCCCACATGCAAAGGATTGGGCGATCGCCGACGGTCCGAAGGAATAGTGAACCCAGGATGATAATAGCGGCGAGGCACAATAATGCAATCAGGTTGTGGTGGGCCGCTCGGTCGCTGCACAAACGCTCTAAGTTCAGATAGCCAACCCTCTTCGGGTTCCAATCGGGCTAAATCAATCCCCATTAGGGCTTTAGCTAGCCCAGATAGAACCAATTTGGGAGGTGAGTTTTGAGGTTGCGATCGCGCCGACGGTAGCGAAAGTTTTTTGGGGTTTCGTCTGATTTTCTGATTTCTTTGCCAGCGCTGCGCCATAGGTCAGGGGGTGATGTTGAGTCCACGCACATCCACAATTTTGGCAGCGATCAAGTAAACCTGCGTGTGTTCTTTGTCCCGCAGCTTGACTAGAATCGCGTCCAGTTTAGATGACTTCATTTCATAGCAAGCATCTCGCAACTCTTTGTAGAACTTAGGCTGAATCAAGTTTTGAGTGTCAAGCATTACTGATTTTCTAATTGGAAAATCAGCAGCTATTTTCTCGTTTACCAGATACCCAATCTTCAGGCTGTCCATCAAAACAACCAGCATGTTACCTGCACTCAGTTTTGAGCGCAGTTTGATCAGCGCCTCCCGCTCTGCTGAAGGGCTATCGCCAAAGTCTATGTCTACCTCAAAAGCTTCCTGCTCAGCCCCAAACCGCAGCAGAGAACGAATTACCGCATGAGCATAGGTCACGGTGGTAGGAGCAAGTTCACGCGCTCTGAGGGCTTCTAAATAGCCCTCCAAGTCCTCATTTGTGATCATTGCCCCCGATAGCGGTCTATCTAGGAACCCGATAAAGTCTTTGGCATAGCTTAGATACTGCTGTTTTGCCGTGATCTCCTTCGACTCTATCCAGCTTTCGAGGAAGTCTTCATTGGTCGCAGCCTGCACAGGCACAGGAGTATCTAGCCTTACGTGCAGCCCTCGCAGCTCTCCTACATTTATCGTTTCCAGTCCGTGCAATAGCTCAATGTGCGTCACCTGAATCGACTTTCTTTTGCCGTCCTCAAACCTTTTGAACGTGACGCTTTCAGAAGGTAGATTAGGGCTGGGGCGGCGCAACAGCAATAACCCCTCATCTTCTAGCCCCAACATCCACTCGTTCAGGTTGGCAAATGAGCAGTATTGTTTAAGCTGCTCTACGGCTGGTTTAGCAGGGATTAGCCCCGCGTCCTCCCATTCCTCCAGCAGGAATGCATAAACCTCCTGAGCGCTGGTCAGGGGCTTTGCTACGGGCAACTGGCAAGCCCAGGTCAGCAGGAATGCAATCAGCGCCTTTTTGCTCTCAATCTGCCGTTCCTCAGCAAACTGAGTAATGAAGGCTAAAACGTCCTTCCTAGCCCGAAACATGACCGATTTCACGTTTGGGGCATTGTCTTCAAATCGGGGTGGCTGCTTCGGCGCTTTGCGCTTCCCCCGCACTTCAGCCAAACGCGATAGCAGCCGATTGCATAGGGCTGCATCCTTCTCCCCCGCTAACCTATGGCGTTCCAGGTCATCCCACAACGCTTGCGGGAGTGGGATCGTGAACCGATTGCTATTATCTTGAGGCACTTACTCAACATCCATTCAACTGTACTATTCTAACAGAATTTACTTATTGCGTCAAACTGTGACCAACAGGCAGAGAGGGGGTGTTAGTTCCAGGTTGTGACTGGGCATCTTTATTCATAACGAAGTTGTTTTATCTTCTTTTGGGCTGGAACGTGGCGCGTTCCGGTCATTCATGCGGCGAGCCGTGAGGCACTGCTGGGACCTCCAGTAGCGGGATTCAAACCCCTAGCCGCTCCAAACCTTTTACTAGTCGAATAGTGTGCGGTAATTGCGTACATCCCTTGCAGAATCAGCCCTTTGCACCCCCACAGAAGCCAAAGGGAACTCTAGGAGGGATGATTTACTGCTGCTGTCATGCCTCCTATAACCCGCAAGCTTGAGCGCAAGATTTACTCAATAGATCCCCGTAAACTAACGCTTCTGAGCCGCAATGCTCACTACATGACTGCTCGGCAGATGGAGCGTCTAAGCGGCAATGTAGCGAGAGATGGACTTCTAACCAGCGTCCCGCTGGTCTACTTCATTGAAGAAGAGTTGTTGGTACTCTCCGGCAACCACCGAGTCCAGTCGGCAATTAAGGCAGGGCTGGATGAAATTGATGTGATGGAAATCCTCACGCCTTTAACGGAAGAGGAGTTAGTTTCACTTCAGCTCAGTCATAACTCAATCGTCGGGCAGGATGATCCAACTATCCTGCTCGAACTGTATGAGGGATTGCCCCTCAACGAAAAGCTCTACTCTGGGCTAACTGATGATGATTTCAACATCGAACCGCTAGATTTATCAGGGTTATCGGTCAAAGCCCCTGACTATCAGGAAGTCAATCTATTGTTTTTGCCTAACGATGCAGATGCCCTCAAATCAGTCGTAGATATGCTGATGGAGCGCAAAAAGTTTAAGCCTGCTCTAGCTGCGTCCTACAACGATTTCAACCGCTTTTTCTCAACCATCGTCACCGTCAAAGAAAAGCTCCAAATTAGCAATACTGCCGTCGCCGTTAGATTGCTGATTGATTTGGCTGTAGAACGGCTGGAACAACTGGAGGCTGAAGAGGCAGAGGCAGCAGATCAGCCTACTGAAGCAGCTCCCGCACCGGAGCCAGTTGGAGTTTAGATAGTGTGGCTCGAAAGGCAATCCCCGTTACTGATGAGCTAAGAACCCACATCCAGCGGCTTGCTGCTCAGGGTTTAACTCAAGCATTAATCGCTCAGCAACTTGGCGTTTCTGGGCGAACTTTTGAGCGCTGGCTGGCTGATCCTTCAGTGCGCCAATCCTATCAGGATGGGAAGCAGGGGATAGCTGCAAACCCCCCTGTCTCCGTAGATTCACCCCCACCCACGCCTACGCCCAACCCCCCGCCACAATCCGCCATTAAGCCCGACATTATTCCGCCACAATCCGCCACAATCCCGACAAAACCCGCTACGTCCATCGCCTCACTCAAGCAAAGGCTTCAGGATAACCAGCCTAACGATCTGGCTCAAATCGAGATACTAGCAGGGTTTGGGCTTACGCTCGATCAGATTGCCATAACCATCGGCATCTCCCCTAGCACCCTCGATAAGTGGCTGAAAGACCCCGACATAAATACGCTCTATAAAAGGGGCAAGGCGAAGGCTGAGGCTGAGATTTCTAAGACCCTTTTCCAGAAAGCTCGCGACGGTAATATTCCTGCTCTCATTTGGTACGAGAAAACACGGTTCGGTCGAACTGAGAAGCGGCTAGATGAGATGGAAGCCCTCAAGGTTCTAGTCGAAGCGGGCTGGATTCCTGATTCAGTCGTGGAATTGGCTGGCACGAAAATTGATGAAACCCGTGATGCTCTGCGGGATGCATTCCAACAACGGCTGATGCCTTCAGCGGAGGCTAGCTGATGGGCAGTTATGCGGCGATCGCTCGCACCGTCAACAAAGCGCGTTCCACAATCCACGATTCCAAGCAGGATTCGGGCGAAACTTACCCCCCAGCACTTCAACAAACGCTCGAGGCGATCGCCTACCTGGAAGAGGATGAGGCAGAGCAAGAACTCATTGAGCAAACTAAAGCCCGATTTGCTCAATTCGATCGGGCAATCAAAGACCTTGAGTTTCGCGGCGCGGAGTTTGAGAAATGCCGAAAAAGTGCGGCGTATTTCCTCAAAACCTGGTGTTGGACGTATGACCCAAGGCGATCGCCTTCCACAATCCCGTTCAACCTGTTCCAGAAGCAGGAAGATTACCTCTACTGGCTAACCGACCGGATTAAGAGCAAAGAGTGCGGCATTGTCGAAAAGTCTCGCGACATGGGGCTAACGTGGCTGTGCGCTGGCTTCGCGGTGTGGCAGCTCATCTTTGTCCCTGGCTCAAAAGTTACGTTCGGGTCACGTAAGCAAGACTTGGTAGATAAGCTGGGCGATACTGATTCGATTTTCCAGAAAATGCGGCAGCTTCTGGAAACCTTACCGCTGTGGCTACGCCCCAAAGATTACAGCGATAACCTGCTCAAGATTATCAACAACGATAACGGCTCAATTGTCACCGGGGAATCGGGCGACAACATGGGCCGTGGAGGGCGATCGCGAATTTACTTCCTGGATGAATTCGCATTTGTTGCGCGTGCCAAAAATGTGGATGCAGCGGTTTCCAACAACGCGGATGTGAGAATCTACGTTTCCACACCCAATGGTGACGGGAATGTGTTTGCCAAAAAGCGCTTCAGCGGCAAACTACCAGCCTTTAGATTTCACTGGCTCGAAGACCCCAGAAAGAACGGCTGGTATGTCAAAAACAGTGAAGGCGAAATTGTTGCACGGGGCAACGGGCACGGGGCACCAAACGGCGCGATTTACCCCTGGTATATCAAGCAAAAAGATACGCTCGACCCCGTAGTTCTGGCGCAGGAAGTTGATATCGACTATGCCGCTTCTAAGGTCGGTGTCACGATTCCGAATGCTTGGATTATGGCAGCTATCAACCTGAAGCTGAACCCAATTGGCGATCGCGTTGCAGGGTTAGATATTGCCGATGAGGGCGGCGACTTGAACGTGTTGATTATTCGCCGCGGCCCAGTTGTGAAGCTCGAAGACATTGAATCGTGGAGTGAGGGCAATACGACCCAAACTGCATACCGTGCCAGAAACATTCTGGAATTCAAAAAAGTGCGGCACCTAAACTATGATGCGAACGGGTGTGGTGCTGGAGTGGGCGGAACGCTCAATAGCGCTGAAGATCTGCGCTTTACCCTTACAGGCATCATGGGCGGCGCGGGAGTGGGCGAGAAATTCTACTCGGAATACAACCGCAAAGCCAAAGATATGTTCAAAAATCTGAGGGCTGAGAGCTGGTGGAACATGCGGCGACGGTTCGAGAAAACTTACGAACACGTCAACAAAATTAAGGAACACCCGCTGAGCGAACTGATCAGCATCCCCAACCACACCGAACTCATCTCACAACTGGGTCAGCCGGAGTGGAGGTTTAACGATAAAGGTCAGATTGTGATTGAAGGGAAACCAGAGATGGCAAAACGCGGCGTGAAGAGTCCCGACTTTGCCGATGCCCTGGTTTATACCTTCACTGGAATTTCTTCGGCTGATAATCTGAGCTGGATTGGGAAGGCGTAGGCTAGTCTCATCCTGAGATTTTTGTCCACTCGCCGGGGCGATCGATCGCTTTTTGGGGCTTATCATGTGTTGCCTTTAGTACTAGTTCCCACTCGCTAGGATTGGTCAAATCCATTGTCCTTGCAACGGTTACGTGACTGCCGTAGTTGCCAGTCACGATATAGGTGTCTGCATCTAAAACACCTTTAACAATGTCTCCGATTTCTAGGGCTTTAAACTCTTCTGGGGTCATGGCGATCGCCTCTAGTGCTGAAACTCAATATAGTGCGGCTCTTTATCCCTAAAAGAGCCTATATCGGGCTTAGGATAGCCTACTATGAACCCTAAATCCTGAAATCTTTGATGAGCTAGCCACGCTTCATTTAAGGTTTTGTAGATTTTCGTCCCTTGAACCTTTAACTCACTAATTGCCCCAACAACTTCCGCTTCAACGCTGTAGGGGATTTTAACCCCTGAATCTGGGGCAATGATTCCCGTGACTGGAACTCCCCAACCTTTACCCCGGCTTCCCACAATCCCGTTGCCGATTAGCCAATTTCGGTCAAGGTGCTTTTGTTCGCAGAAATATAGAGCTTTTTCGATAAGCTCATCAGGGATAAAATATCGCCCGTCTTTGCTTGAGAAATGCAGGCAATAGTAGATGTCTCCCAATAGCTCTAGCGTTCCATCAATGGAGGTTGCAGCTTGCGCGTTAGTCATGGCGATCGCTCAGTCCAGGTAGATAGAAGATATCCCATCTTCGCGCCATCTTTCTTTGCTGACAAGAGCCGCTGAAACTGCCCCAACTTTGACCAACAGCCACCACCCTAAAAGGTATGCAGCTTTTTCGCGAAATGCTTCACTCCTATTGGATTTAAGCAGAGGGTTTCTGAGGAAATGTAAATAGTGCCCACCTTCATGAGCAAGGGTCATGAGTGCGTAGAGGGCAGAGGGTTCATTTATCAGAATCAACCTTTCCTCATAGAAAATCCGCCCAGCCACTTCTAATGAGGGGTCTATCTTGACTTGTGCGCCCAAACTTTCCAAATATCTGTGCAATCTGTCGATGCAGTTAGATTCATTCATCTGGGCGATCGCTCCTTCCACCTTTCCACTTTCAGAACGCTGTGAGATTCCGGTAAATAGCATTTTGTGTTTGTCCAGAAAACTGGGCGATCAGCGAGGTCGATGCGAACGAAATGCCAGGTTCCACCCCTCATTTTGCGATACCAGCGGAATTGGCTGAAAAAGTGAGAGAAAAAAGCGGAAACATCTCCCAAAACTATAGTGATTAGTCTAGTCATGTTTTAGCGATCGCCTCACTCCATTCGCTTATTATCGGCATAGTACCGTAATTCATTACGAACACATGAGTAGCCCATTATCCCCCACTCAGATAGCAGCATTTCAACTTGCGCTGAGGCACACAGAGCCGGGAGTTATTTTCATTGACGACATACCAGATGAACCAACCCAGGCGCTAGTCGCTAACTTGCAGGAAAGAATGGGAACAGCCTCAGTTCGGGCAGTGGCGTTTGTTGCTGCCAAAGATATCTCTGATCCTAATCTTCAGCGGGCTATCAACAGAGCTGACTTCAGCAAGCAGCGGTTGGTAGCACAGAGAGGGGACTGCTATACCTTCGACATCGCAGAGCTTCAGAAATATCTCGACTCGCTGGAGTAGGGTGGCGATCGCACCCGCCTCTAAGGAAAGACACTACATCTACAGGAGCGATCGCCACTCCTAAGATATCAATCTTGTGATTAATTGGGGCATCTATGACAATGATTAAATCCAGCAATGAGGTTGTTCTGTTCTACGTCCTAAAGCACCTTCCAGAGCTGGTAATTGAACAGTCAAATGGGCGTTGGAACTGGTGTTTCAGGTGCGTTGCATCTAAAGATTTGAAGGGATGCGAAAACGGGTTTGATGGCGCTGCTGAAGCGCTAGCTCACTTCGCGAGTTGGCTAGTTCAGACTGAGGATGAACAAAGAGAATTGAATGATGAGGATTGAGTCTCTACGAACCCTCGATCCTATCTCGTACTTCTTGTTCTTGCTCTAGGAGCTTAGCTGTCATTTCTGATAGGGCTTCAGCTCGAAGTGATGCCGCTTTCAACTGCTGATACCGTTCGATGGTTTCTCCAACTAGTCGGTCTAGATCAGCATGAAACCCTTGAAATAACCCGTGAACTAGCTCCCGGTCTAGCAACTGGTCGTCTTCAGGATGAGTGGCGATGTTAATCGTGACATTAAAAATGAGGGGCGCTTCTTTCACAGGGATGAGGCGATCGCCCTGCTCATTGAAGTGGGGGTGAGTCACCTCAGAATGCTCACCCTTCGCACGAAAGACCGGGGTAGGGGCTTCAGGTGCCTGGTCTGCCTCAGATGGGTCAACGTCCTCCGCTTCGCCGTTGTGATGGTAGGAAGTGGTGGGGCGATCGCCCTCTTCAGGGTTTGGGAATTCTGGGAGCATCCTGTATCCCTCAATCCTATGCTTGCTGCACTCGGTCTATTCGCATTCTACCTGGCTATCTCTGCCGTGTTCGTTGAGAAGTTGGGCGATCGCTAATCAAACTCTGAATAATCCTCCAACATGATCTCTTGCCCGTTGAGGTTTAGTCTTCTTGGAGAAAGCATATAATCGGGCATGAAATTCCAACGGGTTTTTTTAACCAGGCGCTTCTTATCCTGCTCTGGTGAAATTAAAACCATGCCCACATTGCAACGCTCGCAGCAATGCCAAATCCAGTTCAAGGGTTGAATTTTCAAAACCTTAGCATCATTGACTAGAAGGGCTTTGAGTTGAATGTCCTTGAAATAATCTGTCAGGTAGCGAGCAGCATCATGAAAGTGAAAGCCTTTCATTCTGCGATCAGTTACTTCACCACAAAACCATAGAAACTGAGCTTTATCAGTAGCTTCTGCGGCTGGAGTAGCCGACACAATTCGGATGTCGGGAATCTCCCAGTTCTCCAAATGCGCTGAAAGCCCAACCGGATCAGGGTAGGTCAGCAGAAATAAGTCTGTTCTCCAATAATCTTTTTCTCTCAACCACTGCTCAAAGCTTTTCACCCTAAATTTCCTCGATATTGTCTAATTACAAACAGGGCTAAACCACAGCCATAAAGCCCCAGCAACCAAGTTACCTCCACAATATTGTCGAGTCCCAGCAGAAACCAGAGCGGATATTGAACTCTGCAACCTGTCTTAACTAGCTTGGGCAGCGGGTGCTTCTGGAATACCCTCTCTAACCACCACATAGATGCAATTGGCAGCAATAGGAGGAAAACTTTTACAGCAGAGAAGAAGTCAACCATAGATTTCCTCACCTACTTCACTTAACTCTTCCAGTATCACAGCCAGCCACACCAGCGGATCTAGCTTGCGCGGTTGCTCTCCAAACTTCTCGTCAGCCCTCGCTTTTTCCAATTGGATTTCGAGCCAAATTTCTTGCTCTAGTTTCTGGCGATCGCCCCCCTGCTGTAGCCGCAAATCCATCAGGGCATTGACTGTACAAGCTGCGGTCTGAATGAGTTCTGTCTCATATCTCAAGGTGATTTTCCGCCGCTGGTGAGCATCTAGATCAGGGGACTCTAGCAGCGCTCTAGCCTCTCCTCCTAGCGCCTCCAGTTTTTCTGCAAATTCGACCAGAGTTAGTGTCATAAAATTCCTACTTGTTTTAACCAAAACCCTTTGGCTTTGGTCGTTTGGGTTGCTTGGGGTAAATCCCCCCATCTACTAAAAAGTATTGCCCCTCCTGCTGAAACCAAGCTTCTGATTCTGCTGGAGTGCCGTCAAATTCCCCGTCGATGGCCCGCTGAACTAGCGCATCTTTGTCGATCGCCCTCAAGTCTGCAACGAGCTGCTGACAGGGCATCGCCAGCTCTGATTTGTAGTCATCGTAATAGCCAGCCCTGGCACGGGCAATCATGTCAGTCGGGCAGTCAGCTTGCTCCATTGCTCTGGCAAGCCGCTCAGTTGTTGGTTCTTGTGCATTGCTCATCGTTTTACCCTTCAACTTTAAGTTCAAAAAGCGATCGCCTAGTTCGTACCCTCGCTCATAGTATGAATCTACGAGTGGGGAGAAAGTACGACAGTGAGCTATTGCGTCCGAAAAGCCCCAGTAAAGCATCCAGCCGCCAGCCTGCTCTATATCGCCAGAACCCGGATTGTCGCCTTTGGCATGGCGTTCAAAACCCGCTAATTCCAGTTCATTCAGATGGGGCCGAACAAACTCTATAATTTGGTCAACACTAAGGATTTGACTCATGGATCGTGCTTTTTCCGTGCGACATTTGGATTGGGTTTACGCTTCTGCGTGTGACTACAAGGATTATAAATATTTAGGGTTAAAGTGCCTTGAGTGCGATGAGGCAGTTTTTCTTAAAGCACAATTGCAAGACGAAAAAACATTTGCTGTTAAGCCCCACTTCAGCCACTTCCCCAGCAAAGATCCAGCGGCTGCACAGCGCTGCAAAAAGCGGGTCAGTCGCTACTCTCCAGAAGATTTGCAGCGCATAAGCGCCAAGGGCAAGGGTCAACGTCTAAAACTAATTCAGCGCTGGTTTTGGCAGGTGGTATCGAACCGCAAAATCATGACCGCAGAGGGATTGAAAACGATCGCCTTTTGTCAGCAGCACTTCTGGCAAAGTATTCCGGCTGAGAAACATCTCTTCACTGCATCATTTGACAACTTCACTAAAGCAGTTGTGCAACTGTTCACGATGAAAGATAGGGAAGCGCTGCATGAAGCCGCAGTAGGGCTAATTCAACGCCTTGAGCAGGGCGATTGGGCAACTGTGATTGCACCTCTTAGTATCTTCGACCAAATTGCTCAAGAGGACTTTAAGCGGTTGCAGAAGTCGGTTGAGCTGAGAATGCACAAAACGATGGTGACTGAGATATTAGATTTTTTGGCAGCTCCAAAGCAGCAACATATCCTGCATGAATTAGCGCAGGCGATCGCCTCTGTTTGCGCTGCAACTGCACTGGAAGCAGCTTATCTAGCACAGGTTGCTCCGTTGGATGCAGTTATGTTTGTTAGCGCAAGGCGCGATCGCCTCACCGAAGAGAGGCAATTGTGTGCAGCTTTTCTAATGGAACTGATTGCCCTAACTCCTTGGGCTGAGGAGTTTTCTAAGCTACAAAAGTAAGAATTTACTTTTTTGGAGCAATCTATGTCTTTCTCCCCAGGTGCGCCTACTCTCGTTTATGACTGCGAGATGAAAAATCCTATTCATGATGAATATCTTGCCAAACGGCATCCCAAGATCCAGAAGTGGGCACGGGATTGGCGAGACTTCGAGAACATGGGAATCTCGGTCATTGCTGCCTACAGTTTTCAGAGCGATCGCTACTTCATATTTGGGGAGGATGATCCGCACCTCCCTGGATTTGACTTATTTCAGGAGGTTGTAGGAAATCATGAGAACATCGTCGCCTTCAGCGGTGCCTATTTTGATGACTTGTTGTGTGAAGCAAACGGCATCAAAATCAAAACCACCTATGATTTGGTGGTGGCAATCCGCAGAGCTGCGGGATTGCCCGATACTTGGGCGGCAAGTGAGAAGCCTAGAGGATGGTCGTACAAGCTCGAATACATGGCTCGACTAAACTTAGGCTACGGCAAAATGGCATCAGGGAAAGATGCGCCAATCGACTGGTTCTATGGGCGTAAGGCAATGGTTAGAGCTTACTGTTTGCATGATGTGAAGTTGACAAAGGAGTTGTACCAAAAACCGTCTTTGATCGACCCCAACACGGGAGATGTTTTATATCTACCAACGTTCGTGGAGTTCGCTAAAATACCAATTGCCACAGAAGAGTAAGTAGTGGATTAGGCGATCGCATGTCCGAAAGTGCTGAAAAGGTTCTGACCGTTGCCTTTGAAGGCTATGAGATTCGAGTTTTTGGCGGCAAGAAAGGACACGTTTCTTCTGAAGTTTGGCTAAATGATGAGCTGCAAGCTGAGTTACCCAACCGTCTTGACTCGCAGAAGGCGATCTCTGCGGCAAGGCGGTTTATCCGCGAGAAGGTAGGAAAAAGCCCTTCTAAGAAACGTATTGATAAGCGAGTTTTGGAACTTTTGATGGGTTCCCCAGGCAAAGAACTTACTGTTAGCGGCATTGCTACCGCACTAAACACCAGTCACGGAAATGTCAGCCTGACTTGCCGGATACTGCGGCAGAACGGCGAAATTAGGTTTGAGCAAAGGAAAAACTTAAAAGGGGAACCCATAGTCTACTGGTGGGAACCTCCTCATGGAGCGATCGCCATGAACCAGAACAGCAACCACGTCTTTGACTTTGAAACTGTGAGTGGCACAGCCTATCTAATCGTGCCTCGCAAGCTAACGGCAGAGGATCGAGAACATTTAAAAGAACTCATCCCAGAGGCTTTAGATACCCCAATCCCGCAAACTCCAGCAGAGTTATCGAAGCAAATTGAGCATACGAGGGAGAGCTTTAACGCGAAGCATCGGGGCGATCGCCAGTCTGCCGGACGTGACTGACAGCATAAGTTGTCCTAAAGTCATTTTGAAAGCATAAGTTGTCCAGTGGACAACTTATGCTTTCAATCTAGTAGTCAGTCTAATTAGTTAGGTTCTGCTGGTTCGGGCTGGGCATCGGGCAGGCTAGCCAGGTCGAACTTGATGCCGAGTGATTGCTTGAATTCAGTCCCGTTCTCTTCTTTCCAGCCAGCATAGTCTTCTGCTAGCTCCTCCTGCTCGCGTTCCTCTGGGTCACGGCGCAATTCACCCACCATGAACAGGAATCGGTCAATCGATTGAGCGTCAAGTCGGTCGTAAATACTAAAAGCTTCTTGGGCACTCTCAAACCCAACCGAAAGACTGGCTAGTAAGTCCATGTCAGGGTCATCAGTCGGTTGGATGGGCGATCGCTCCTCAGTTGGTTCTGGGCGCGGCAATGGTTCGTAGACGTGCATTGCCATTAGCCTGCAAGCGGTATATGTCCCATTTTCTGATTGGAATAAGAACAGTGATTCTAGTTGCAGAACATCATTTCTGAGGGAGTCAAGATCAAAGCCCCACTCGCCGGGGCGGTCAAAACGAGGAAATAGAGCTGCGACATTTTTGAAAATCTCCCAGCTTGGTTCATCCTTGATTAAAAGGGTGCTAAATCGTTGAAACTCCAGCCAGCGCTGCTGGATTTTGTGAAGCATCACCTCTAAAGCACCCAATCTAGATCGCGGCAATTTTCCAATGAAAACTACCCGACCATCAGGATATTCTATTTCCTCGTATTTTTTGCTCATCCCTATACGCAGCGGCGGCGTTGTGCAGTGCCTTTGTAGGTGATGCCGTAGGACAGGCAGGTTGAGCCATCATCTTGAACCCGGAAGGTGAGGGACATTTCAGGCTGAATCAAGTTGATTTCGCCTTCATCCAGCTTCACGGATACAGAAGGGAAGTCCCACTGCATGATGCTGCGGTCTTGCATGATGGTCATCATCGTGACTGAGAAATCCGCGTAGGAGTTTTCAGTGAGCTGAATTGCATTAGCTAGAATCTGAGGGAATTCAAACGCGACGTATTTGCCGATCAAATTGTTTGACCACTTGCTACCACCGTTGACTCCTTGCGCGAAGGTGTTAGGGATAGCGGGGTTAAAACTGTTGAACGGCTGGCGGGTCAGCTTTTTGGGTAAGTCATTCTCAGCCAGTACAGCAGCCAGAGCTAGTTCCTGGTCGCCAACCATACCGAAACCTTCAAAGCCATTGGAAGCAGGGCTGTACTCATTTTTGGTGATCAGCAAACCGTTGTTCACCACTTTCGCATTAGCGTTTGTGGTGGGCTGGAATTCCAGACCCAAACGCATTGCAAGTAGGGTCAGGTTTTTCTGTTTCCAGTCGAGTTTGATGGTAGGTTTACGCGCCATCGCATAGGTATCGACTAGAACCATCTCACCTAGTCGGCTGCTTGCATCAATTTCCTGAATCTCAATACCGGGGTTGAACACACCACCAGCGGCAGTTGGGAGTACCAATAGGGTGCCGTCTGGAGTTTTGAGTACAGCGTCGGTCAAGCCGCGAACTGTTTTGTATAACTGTTTTGCCATTGTTCGATTTCTGCTGAATGATCGGAGTTAGAGGTCAAATGATCGGAGTTGGAGTTAGAGGCTAGGGCTTAGGTGCGAGGCACACGGGCGTTAGCAAGAACGGTGTCCATCACAAGCTGAAACTGGACAGTGCCAACCTGGGTTTTGGTGGTCAGGTCGGTATTGTCTTTGCCGTCGCCATTGCTATCAGCCGCGTTGATGCCGTCTGTTGCATAAACATCGAGGGTGACGTAGAGCGTTCCAGCCGAGTCACCTTCAAACGCTTGGTGAGTTGCAACAATTTGGTACAGAGATAGGTTGAAGCTGGGCGGCGTTACGTTTAGAGCGGCGATCGCCCCGGTTGCCGTCGCGTTGGTGCTAACCGTTGCCTGATGTGGAGTAACCGTCAGATCTACAGCAGTAATCGAGCCAGTGATATTGGCATGGGCGATCGCATCACCAGGGCGCAGCCGTGATAGGTCAGCTCCGGAGATGATGTTGCTATCGTTCGTTGTGTTGACTGCAACGGTGAATGCAGGAGGGGCAACTGGAGAAGTTGCAACCTGATGCACAATCGTGTCAGCCGTGTCATTTTCAAGGGGCGGATTAGCAATTAATTGAACCGCTAGAGGTTCAACTACTTGCTGTCTGGCCCGCGAAGTTTGCAGGTTTAGAGGCATAGGGTTAATGAAGGAAAAACTGAGATATCCTGCTTTTCAGAATTCCCTTTGGCATTTTCCCGTTTGCGGGAAGGCGATCGCCCTAAACCCTACGATTCTTGCTCCATCTGGATTTGAGCTACAACTTGCTCCAGTTGAACGCTAGGTGTGATGAGTAAGCGCTCAAAGTGAGGCAATTCGTAGTGCCACGTATTCATCCGACAAGTTGGGCAGTAGATGAACTGGGCGAGCAGATAGGAGTAAGTCACCCATTCCTTGCGGCAACATTCACATTTGATTAATGGCATGAGAGGCGATCGCGTTCAACTGCTCTAATTTTTTGCACATTTTAGGAGGCGATCGCCTCTGAATCTAGCCAGATCTGCGGATTGGGAATTCTGAAGGGCAGTAGAGAACCCCCCGGAACCGCAGCATGGGCGCAGCCGAAAACATCAGTGACAAGGAACTTCGCTTTGATGGCGTTCTGGAGAATGCCATCACTGGCATGGGAGATCCAGAGTACGACAAGAGCGCTAATACCACCGTTGGGCGCGTCAAACGGCTGGGCAAATATCATTTGGAGAACCTGTATCAAGGTTCGTGGATTTGCCGCAATATCTGCAACAAATACCCCGATGAAGCTACCCGTGAGTGGCTGACTATCAAGATGGGGGGTAAGACGAGCGATCGCAAGCGCATCACCGAGTTCCAGAAGTATGAACAACGGCTGGGGGTGCGCCAAAAGTTTAGGGTGGCAGGGCGCTGGGCACGGCTATATGGTGGCGCGGCGATCGTCATTATTTCAGAAGATGGGCAACCAATTGATCAGCCGCTTAGAACCGCTAGCCTGAAGAGAATTCGTAAGCTGGTGGTGCTTGACCGCCACAAAATTCGCCCGTATCTAGCAGGGTTTGATGATCCGCTAGAGCCAGAACAGTATGAGCTAATTTTGCCAAATCACTCTGCTCGAAGGTTTCAGGACTTAGCCCAACAGGATAAGAAAGAGGGAATCGGGCTGAGGATTCATCACAGTAGGGTGATCCGGTTTGACGGCGTGGAAATGCCGCCCGACATTCTAGAGCGCAATGAGGGCTGGGGATTATCGTCGCTTGACCCAGTGTTTGAAACTTATTGCCGCTACGAGCAGATCAGCAGTGCTATTACCAATCTGGCAGAGGAAGCTAGCCTGTTCGTCTATGGCATCAAGGGTTTGAGCGAAATGCTAAAGCGCTGTGATGAACAGTCACTGAGGCAGCTCGAACACCGCTTACGGGTGATCCGTAAGACCAAGAGCAACCTGAAGATGTTGGTCAAAGATGCTGAAGACGAGCAATGTGAACCTGTCAACCGTTCGATGGCTGGCTTACCTGAACTGCTGGACAAATTTCAGGTGCCGCTGGTGGGTGCTTCGGAAATGCCCGTTACTGTCATCTTTGGGCGCGGGCCGGTTGGCCTTGCCGCTCAGGGCACAGGCGATAGTGAAGAACGGGTCTGGGCGAAGATGGTCAACGCTTACCAGGAGGCTGACTATACTCCCAAGCTGCGATCGCCAGAGGAAACGGGTTTGTTCGATCTGATCTGGCTGGCTCAAGATGGTCCGACCAGAGGCAAGATGCCAGAGGATTGGGGGCTGGAGTACAAACCGCTGGTCGAGGAAACTGAAGAGGAAAAACTAACCAAGCGCGAGAAGCAATCGAACATCGACCGCACCTATAAAGATATGAATGTGCTGCTGGTCGATGAGATTCGATCGAGCCGCTTTGCTGGGTCGGAATACAGCATTGAGACTGAGCTAGATGAAAAGCTGTGGAACAAGAAGCAGGCTGAGGAAGAAGCCAGTCTTGAAGCTTTTGATGATTACGGCAACTTCGGCGATGAGCCGCAGCTCCCCGACGCAGAAGGAGGGAACGGTGCCGCCGCTCCCTCCGATGTCCCCACGAATGACATCAACTCCCAAAATGGTAACGGCAAAGTGCTGGCGATCGCTGGCGCAGGGCGTAAAGACTCATCTGATAAAGCTAAATATGTGCTGAAGTGGCAGGGCTTACGGATTGGGGTCACTCATGAATCGGGTGAGTTTCGCAACGGGTACCCGATGTTTGCAGGTTACGGCAATCTGTTTGGCAGCTACGGGGATGCTGAAGATGGGATGTCAGTCGATGTGTACGTAGGTCGTGACTTGAGCAGCCCCAGAGTGTACAAGATTCGGCAGCTCAAGCGGGATTACACGCTGGATGAATCAAAGCTGGTGATTGGGGTAGGAACGTCTCAGGAGGCTGTTGCACTGTATCTGAGGCATATCCCCCGCGAGATGTTTGGAGGCGTGGAGGAGGTCAAGCTGGCTGAGTTGCAGGGCAAATACCGCAAGGACTGCGACGATACCTGTGCCTGCACGATGAAGAATGAGGATGAAGGGGAGGAACCACCCGAGAGGCGATCGCCTCGCAGGTTCAAAGGAAAGCTAAAAAAAAATCCCTTCAACAGCCTGAGAGCGCATAGTCCTTCTCGTCCACTGGAATATGTAGAGGAAGAACTAGATCGGGAAGATTCCTCATTTTCCAATTGGAAAAGCAGGGGTGATGAGGAACACACCCACTTAGATGCAAAGCATGGTCCACGCCACAAGCCTGGATACCATTGGGTTGACGATGAGGATGTCAAAAATAAAGGTTACTGGCGCAAAAATCCGCGTGTTGGCGATGTCAAAGTTCCGAGGGATAAGTCAACTCCTGTAGATGGGGCTGCATTTAGAGATAAGTGGTTCCCTGGAAATGCGTTTAAGGGCAACTTCTACTTCACCAAGCAGAGACGCGAGGCAATGGTGAAGGAAGCTTCTCAGATTGTGGGTAAGCCCATCTATGACGTACAGCAAGGGCAGCTTGAAGATCCGACCGCATCAATTCTGCTGAAAACTCTGATTGATATCAAAGACCGGATTCCGCCCCATGTGCAGCACATTGCTATGGGTCACGGGCAGGGTAAGCCTGGGGTTGATTGGTCATTCAGCAACGGGGTTTCGAGCAAACCAATTCAGGAATGGGTGGATGAGAACATTCCTGAAGGTGAAACCTGTATGGTTGATGCCTGTGAAGATGGGCTGGTGAGAACACATCACCAAACAAGGCAAGCTCCAGAATCGATTCCTGTCCTCACTTCACGAGGTATTCCAAAAGTTGAAACCGTCGATTTGCAGGGTGATCGCTCGCGCCAAGATGCGAAGCATGGTCCCCGTCATAAGCCTGGATACCACTGGGTTGACGATGAGGATGTCAAAAACAAAGGTTACTGGCGCAAAAATCCGCCTGTTGGCGATGTCAAAGTTCCGAGGGGCTGGGATAAGTCAACGCCTGTAGATGGGGCTGCATTTAGAGATAAGTGGTTCCCTGGAAATGCGTTTAAGGGTAACTTCTACTTCACCAAACAGAGACGCGCGGCAATGGTGAAGGAAGCTTCTCAGATTGTGGGTAAGCCCATTCATAACGTAGAGAAAGGGCAGCTCGAAGATCCGCTTTTGTCGATTCTGTTGAAAACCCTGGTTGATACCAAAGACCGCATTCCAACTCATGTGCAGCACATTGCAATGGGGCACGGGCAGGGTGAACCTGGGGCTGACTGGGAATTTAGCAATGGGGTCAGCGGCAAACCAGTTCAGGAATGGGTAGATGAGAACATTCCTGTAGATGAAAGGTGCATGATTGTTGCTTGTGAAAAAGGACAAGTAAGGTCGCATCACCAGATAAAAGCAAATCCTGATGCGTTCCACGTCCTCACTTCACGGGGTATTCCAAAAGTTGAAACCGTCGATTTGCAGGGCGATCGCTCTCGCCAAGATGCTCAAACTCAAACTAGAGCTGGGCACCACTGGGTTGATGACAAGCGAGTAAAAGAGGGTGGTTACTGGCGTAAGAATCCGGGCAGAGCTGGCAGAAAGGTAGGTAGCAGTGCATCTGGCGGTGATTTTGGTAAAGCTATAGCGGCTGGAGCGGCGATCGCCGGGGTTGCAGCGGTTGGAGCTGGGGCTGTTGCCTATGCCAAGTCACAGGCAGGGGAGCAAAGCGGGAAACCATCCAAGAAGGTAATTGCAGCGGTTGGGGCAGGCATTGCGGCGGCTGGAATTGCGGGTGGGGCGGCGATCGCCCAGGTTGGCAAAGAGCAGCCGAAACCTGAGCCATCGAGGGTTGTAGAAACACCTAAACAGTTCAAAAAACCCACTGTTGTAGATGTGACTATGGCAGAAAAGGCGGTTTTCGAGTCAGAGAAGGCGCATTACGAGAAAGAAGTGAAGCGCTTGCAAGCCGAGATGAGCCAGCTAGAGCCAACCGATCCTAAGTATCAAGAGCTGGAATTTGCGATGGAATTCAGCCAAGGAGTAGCCAAATACAGCCAACAAGGAATCGATTATTCTGAAGAAAGAATTGCAAAATATAGTTCAGCAGAGCGATCGCCTCAGTCAAAACCTCACGACACATCTTTAAGCTTTATCATAGAAGCGAGAAAAATCAAGGATTTCAAAGAGGGTGAGGAAATAGACGTTGAATCGCTCAAGTATCTAATTAATGAGAGCGCTTGGCGGTCTGTTGCACCTATTGAAAAAGCCAATTCAATTGAGAAAACCCTTGAATTTGGAGAAAACTCACCTGACGATGACTCTGTAGATTACTACATAAAAGTTGATCTCAGCGATGGGCAAGACCTTACTGAGGCGAAGATTGGTTGGAGCCTTAAGAGGAAGTTACAGCCCGACCAAATGGCGGTTGTCAAAAAGGTGTCCAAGCTGAAAAGGCTTACTGGACTAGAGCATTTTCGTGAGGACAACGAGGGATCTCCCCGTTTAGATGCTCAAACCCAAACGAAACCAGGGCATCATTGGGTTGATGACAAACGGGTAAAAGAGGGTGGTTACTGGCGTAAGAATCCGGGCGGAGCTGGTAGAAAGGTTGGCAACAGTGCTTCAACAAATAAAGCCTGGGCAGCAGGGGCAGCGGGAGCGGCGATCGCCGCTATTGGCGCAGGAGCAGTAATCGCTCATTCCAAATCACAGGCAGAGTCAAACAACGGGAAAGTCATTGCTACAGTTGGCGCAGGAGTTGCGGCGGCTAGCGTCATTGGTGGTGGGATGGCGATCGCCCAGAGTCAGGCTAAAGGGGAAGAGGCAACGACCGAGCAATTTAAGGGTTCAGCCTACGCATTTCCTAGCAATCAGGAAATTGAGAGCAATCTAAAACCTTTAAACCACTCTGATGCAACACCGTCAGGGTACGACTTGTTCACCGCGCAAGTTGGCGATCGCAAATACTTTGTCAAGAAGCAACCCGCTGAACTTTCCTACCGTGAAGCTGCCTCCTACAATGTGGCTCAGGCTTACGGACTAGAAAGTTATGTACTGCCTGCAAAAGTTATGAAAGTTGGTGGTGTAGACCATGTTGCATCCCCATTTTTGGAAGGCTCTCCAGTTGGTCTAGGTTCTGCTGAAAATATCAAACGAATTGCGGCTTTAAGAGTGAATCTTGAGCAGGTTGAGGCGCAGCAAAATCAACTCAAAGCACAATACAAATCAGGAGAGCTATCTTCTGGAGATTTTCGGGTTAAGCGTATTGAAACTTCGCAGCTACAGGAGAATTTGCAGCTACAAATTAAGCAAGCAAAAGTGGATAGCAATAGCTACGCCAAGGAAGTTATTCAGTCTATTGAGCCGAAAGTGCTTAAGAAACTGGTGATGTACGACTACCTCAACAACATCGCCGACCGGCACACCATGAACCTGTACAGAACTACTGATGGTGAACTTAAATTAATTGATAATGCCCTCACTTTTCATGATGCTGGGGCTGATTCAGGGTTCGTCACATTCTCCCAAGAATTGCCTGGAGGCATCAAAAAAACCAATATGCACATGGTTCCTCCTTCCACCAAAATGCCGAGTAGCAATTCCTTCATCAGATACGGCAACATTGATACGCTCAAGTTTGATGATCAGGAATTAGACTTTTTCATCGCTCAGCAGAAGCAGGCAGAAGCCGGAATCAGAGCCGCGCTAAGTTCTAACCCGAAAGCATTTAGAACAGCGCTTACAGGCTTCAGAAAACGGATGAAGGTGGTCAAGCAAATGCGGGAATCCCAAAATCGTAGTGTCAAGCAGTTGGTTCAGTCATGAAAGTTGGAATCTACTATGTCCAGGAACTTCTAACCACCGTCACTGTTGATGGTGAGGCACTGGTGTACGCTCCAGATCCAGGTGAGCAAATTTCAGAAACCGTTGAGCGCTATCGCCAGCCTGGGATGACCAGCCAGCAGCTACTAGAAGCATTGCCTGCCTACCTGCACTCCTACGTCAATGCCAAAATCATTGAGGAGTCTAACCCCTCATCTCCCCTCGATGCCAAAGACTTAGCCGACTTCATCACCGACAAGGCGATCGCCAGCTCCAGGGCTACAGTTGGGTCATGGGTGGGTCAGGTTAGGGACTGGTTAGGGCTACAACAGGGTCAAGGTGGGTCACTGGAGGGGATTCGCGATCGCCTGCCTGAGCTATTTGGGCAGTTAAACCCGGATGAGTTTGCCGAGAATTTGGCGCTAATGATGTCGCTGGGTGAGCTGGCGGGCCGTGATGAAGTGAACCGTGAGGTCGAGGAGGATGAGCGCACCGATGCCGATGACATCGAGGAGTACATTGAGGCTGGCGATCGCCTGCTTCAGCAGCTTGGCAGCCGCCTCGATGCTGATGGTGTGCCCTGCGGCAAGGGCTGGATGAGCCAAGGGGAAGAGTGTCGCGTTGGCAAGGCAAAGCAGGCTGAGAATCAATTTCGCAAAGAAATTCGCAGTGCCTTTGTCCCTCAGCAAGAGTTCAAATTGCTGGAGCGAGATGACAAGGCAAATAAGCGTCACGCACCTGGAATAAACCCCTCATTTTTTGTCAAAGCCCCCAACGGGAAGCGGTTCCTTTTCAAAATAGGTAGCCGTGTGGAGGATGCAACTGAGGTTGTAGTGTCCCAAATGGCGATCGCCGCTGGCATTCCAGTGAACCGTAGTCGGCTTGTTCCAGACAAGCTAGTATCCGGTTTCAAGGAACAGGGTTTTGGTGGGACTTTGCATGATAAGTTATCAGGGAAAATTCTAGGCGATCTTGGGAAAGATGCCCCCTACAAAGATGTTGATATTCAACTGGTGCAACATGATTTTGCAGGAGCTTTTGCTAATGCCATAGTCCACAAAGATTTATCCAAGATTTTGGCCCTAGATTTGTTCACAGGGAATGGAGATCGGCACTCCAATAACTTGATGTATGATAAACGCCGCGATCGCTTCTACGGCATCGATCAAGGCTTTGCCCTCCTGAACAACGATACTCCAGAGGCGCTAATCATTTTTGAAGGTTACGTTCAAACAGGTTTTCTAAAGGCGATTGAAGAAGATGAAGATTACAGGGAGAACGTTCATACCTTCCATCAAACCTTGAGGCAATTGCATCAGCAAAATCCTGTTGCAAAAACAGCTAGAAGTCTGAGCATTTATGCAAAAACTTTGGGCGGATTGTCCATGCCAGAGGTTCGGAAAGGCTGGATGGAGAAAACGCTCGATAGAAGTATCAAGTTGATGGAAGACAGGCATGAAAAGGTTGGCTCCATCATCGAAGTGCTTGATGACAATCTAAAAGGTACAAAATAATGCTCCACATTCAAATCCTGGAAAACGGCACACCAGTTTCTACCCTCAAAGTCGAGGGCGATGAAATCCTAGAAGGTGAAATTCCAATTGGATTACGGCGTTCTGTGGAGAACTTGCAGCAACTCGAAATTACCCTAGAGGAATACCTTCTAAGGATTGCAAACGGTATGGGGAATATGAGCCGATTGGAAAATGGGAACGGGCTGCTAATTGTGAGTCAAACCTAAGTTAAACTCACTATTTTGCTGCTCTAGCAGCTCTTTGACCGTCTTCAGTGCAGCCACTTCATTACTGTTTTGCTGAATTATGATTTGCATTTGGCTAATCTGCTGTTGCATCTCATCAACCTTCTGCTGCAAGGCATTGATGTAGTCTTGACGACTTTGAATTTGAACGTCAAAATCTAACATTTCAGATGGCATTGATATCCCAAATTGGTCTAATTGTATATCTGAGCGATCGCCCACTTCAACAGCAATTGTTTCAGATATAGTCTTCTTACGTTTGAGGTTATGACCTCGCATTGAGTCTGGAGTGTCAGGCGGCAAGAGTCCTGCTTGCTTAAAAATTGAATTGGCGTTTAGGGGGTAGGACAATTTAAGTTTATCCGCTGCTGTTTTTGAGCGTTTTGATTGGATCATCAATCCCAAAAACAAAACGCAGCGGCGCGAAAGAGCGGCGACTTTGCGGCGTTTTTGGAATTGAGCATAAGCTTGCCCAGCTCCTGCGTAACATTCATAAATGAAGTCTTTGGCTTGTTTTTCGTTCGTAATGAGGATCATTCCAAGCCGCTTGAAAAGGTCTTCATGCTCTACTACGGCTCTGGCAAACGAGTTATAAACAGATTTCTTTTCAGGACTCCAGAACAATGCAGCTTGGCTCACACTCGTAACCGGAGTGTTTTGAATTCTTGTCCAAATAATTTTGTTTGCAGCAGTTGCGTCAACTTCTCTCAAGAAATGACTAGCTGATTCATCGTGGTCTGGGCGTGTCAGGGCGACTAGCGCACCATTCACAGCCTCATTCGTTCCGTCCAAAACTTCGTTCATTCCGTTCAGTTGAGGTTTAATTTTTTCGAGTTGGTGGCTAAAAGTTTGTACCATAATCCCGAATTATTAGATCGCTACCATTCAATGTTATGCAAAGGCTTCCCTGAATTTAGGAAAATGCGATGTTTGTGAAATGGGAATTCTAGAGAGCGAACCCTATGAAGGCGATCGCCCCTCCCATGACAACTCTCAACAATGCCTACCTGTACGGCAAACATCTAAATCCAGTACTGGTTGAAATCATGCCCGAGCCCTATCTAGAAGGGATGCTGGCAGCTAAACAGCGTCGTCTGGATAAGGGCAGAGCGGGGCAGCACTGGGTTGAGGATAGGAGGGTTAATGGGGGTGGCTACTGGCGTAGGAATCGGGGAAGTAAAAACGCTGGCTCCACTAGCTCTAGTGGCGGCAAAAGAGTAGGGCTGGGAGTTGACGGTGATTCTGCCAAGGTCGCTATTGGGCTAGCTGGGGCTGCTGCCATCGGAGCTGGGCTAGCACTTGCTGCAACTCGCTCTGGTCAAACGCCTGAGAAACTGCCAGAGAAGCCGCCAGAACCGAATGACAACAGGGCAGCGATCGCCGCTACTGGGGTTGGGGCTGCATTGGGCGGCATTGGTGTGGGAGTGTGGGCAACACGTCAGGGCACAAAGCAACAGGTTGACACAGTTCGCCGGGAAGCAGATGAGCAGGTTAAACAGCAGGTTGCTGAGGCACAGAAGGAGTTAGCGGCTCAGGGCAAAGCGCAGGTTGCCGAAGAAATTGAGCGGCGAACGGCTGACATTGAGCAGCGGGTTAACGCTGAGGCGATGGAGCGGATTGCTAAGGAACGTGAGGCAGCGATGCAGGATGCTCAAGACAAAATCGTTGAGGCAACCCAGCCAAAACCCCGGAGGTCGGGGGAGTTGGTAGATGATGATGAGCAGGGTATCGCCCTTTCTGCCTCAGTCCGTCAGGGGCTAGATCTGGGGCTGGTTTCTGAAGAGAACCAGGATCGTCGCATCCGTGAGGCAACCAAACGTTTGGCAACACGAAAGCAGCGGGAAGTGTTCAACCAACTGAATACCAATTTTAGGGAACGAACCAAAGAAATTCAGTCAATGGGGGGTGATAAAGTTCCCCAATCACAGAAGGCTTTACAAAACCAAATCAATGAGCGCTGGGGTGCCCTGGAGAAGGTTTTGCAGTCCCAAACCCGTAGGGAAGGGGCACTTAAGGATGAGATGGAGCGGATTGTCCAAGAGACAACTAACGAATATCTGGAAGCCATGCAGAAGCTGCGGAGGGTTGCTGAGTCGTCAGGAAGCTACCAGCCCGCACAACTGGCAAAATTCGATAGTCGCTCTCAGGCAATTCACAAGCGCATGAAGGCTCAAATGGATAAAGCGTTGAGCGAAATCACCCGTGACATCAAACTAGATAGTTTGGGTGAGCGATCGCCTGCCTATCTCGCCGCATTCCAGCAAGTGAGAGAGGATAGCCGCCTGGGAAAGCTTGATTCTCGCAAGGGTGTCCCCTGTGGGGAAGGGTGGATGAGTCAGGGTGAAGAGTGCCACGCGGGTCAGTCCCGCTCAACGCCAGGGCGCAACGTCCCACCTAAGCCTGCTCCAGCCGCTAGGAGTCGCCGCAGTTTGCTTGTACTGCCTGATGGGATAGAAAAGGGGATTGAGCTGCCCGGACGAACACCTTCACCCCGCCGAGCAGATTATCCACGCGGTCGTGGATTTACAAAGGCTTACACAGAATGGGTAAATATAATCGATAGGGAGATTGAGCTAGAAAGAGAACATCCCAGAGCGATCGCCGAACTGGGGCGGCAAATGTTTTTGAATAGCCGCAGGCAAGACCAGGTTGATGTAGATGCCGAACTGAATCGCTATACGCGGCGTTTGACAAATGCCCAGCTAAAGCTATTTCAAGCAGGAGAAACCGGAAGCTCTTATAGAGAACAGCGGCATTTTCAAGTTGCGTTAGAAAGCTATAACGTCGCTGTTAAGTCCCACCATAGGACAACCAAAAACACCATGCTACGGCTCAGAAATGAGCTACTAGGAAGCTCTGGAGTTGATTCAAGGCAAGCAAAACAGTTAGTTGAATCGAAAGTGTTTTTTGATAGTTCGATTAGGACAATAACTCAGCGTAACCTTGTCCCAATGATGACCGACTTTTACCAACTGGTTGGCAGCGATCGCGTTGGTTCAACAACCATCATTCAAGACAAAACCGAATCTAGAGCTTATGCAAACGAGTCAGGGATTATCAGCATTGGCGCTAAAGCTACGTCTGAAACAGAGTTAAAGCGGCGAATGTTTCATGAATTAGGGCACGCGATGGAATTTTACGATCCTCGGCTGCTTGCTGCTTCTACGGAATGGCGCGATATGCGGAGAACCGAACCTATTAATCGAGAAAAACTTAAAAAACTCGATCCCATAAGAAAGTATGAGGATGATGAAGTTGCTTTTGCAGGTAGATATCTAACTCCGTATGTGGGCAAAGATTACGGTTCAAGCGCAACTGAAGTGATGTCAATGGGACTTGAGAGGTTCGCAGATGAAGAAGCAATGACTTACTTTTATAACGGCGATCGCCAACACTTCTTTTACACGCTAGGAGCGTTGCGGATTCGGCAGGCTGAGCAAGATGATGAGGATTATGATGACTAAAACTTCAGGGTATTTATGATCCAATTCCAAGTAGCGCATAAAGGTACAAACTCTGTTATTGTCGTCTCCCTTGCATCAAGCACTCCTCACCAAATCAGCCCGATTCAATATCAGGGGGATGGGGCATTTGTCGAATTCCTCAAGAACATCTTGAGGAGATCTGCAGGCCAACATGGGCACTTGATTGGTGATGCTACAAGCCCTGTGGACTTAAACGCTGCACTAAGCAGTAAGGCTGTTAGGGAATTCTTTCAGGTAAGTGTTGTTGAAGGTGAGTCCTTAACTGTTGACACTCAACCACCCCCTGAAGGAGCTATATTTTGAACCCTGTTGCCGGTGCCGGATATCCCACACAAGAAGAGTTGGCGCAAACTCTACAACCATTCCTGGAAAAACAAGCTGCTGAAAAGGCTGAACTTGAAGCCCGAATCGAGCAGCTTCACTGGGAACGTAATTGCTGCATTAGCCTGATTGCTCAGATGGCTGAATGCCTCAAGTTAACTATCGGACTAGGCGCTGATCCGAAAGAGCCAGAGTGGCCCGTCGTGTTCCTGGAATTGCCGTCAGGTCAAGTTTCTTGGCATGTGCCCATGAGTGAAATCGACAATTTCAGCTTCCTGGGCGCTTACTTTTACGGCTGGGATGGGCACACCACAGAAGAGAAGTACGACCGAGTTCTCAATTCTGACCTAATTCCAGAGCTGTACTATGCCCCCTGTTCCTGAGTATTTGAACCTGCCTCCCCTTGAGGCGATCGCCTATTTTCGCAATAAGATCGCAATCCCCACCGAACAGTGGAACCAGTTCAGTGCAGAGCAGCACGATTTTGCTTACACCGTTGCGGGGTTAACTCGGGCCGACCTATTGCAATCAATGCAGTTCTTGATTGATCAGGCGATCGCCGAAGGCAACTCATTTGATACCTTTCTGGCACAATTTGAGCGGCTAGTTGCCCGTCGCGGCTGGATACCAAGCCCACTGCCAGCGGGTCCACCCGATTGGCGGATGAGAATTATCTTTGAAACGCCCGTTCGTCGGGCTTATGGGGCTGGGCGATGGCGACAAATGACAAGTCCCGCAATCAGGCGGCTGCGTCCCTATTGGCAATGGCGGCATGGAGATTCACCAAACCCGCGTCCTCGCCACCTGGAGCTACACAATAAGGTGTTTGCGGCTGATGAACCATTCTGGTCAGTTGCGTTCCCCTCCTGCGCTTACGGCTGCAAATGCCGCGCCATTTCGCGCAAGGCTAGCCAACTGAAGGAAATGGGATTGCAAGCCGAGCAACCCCCTGATCCCTACACCATCGCAGAGCCAGGTTTTCAGAGGGCACCTGGAACTACACCCCAGGAAGAACGGCAGCAAGTGCTAGAGAGTGGGCTGGCTCGACTATCCCCCGAACTTAGAACTAAAGTTGAGCAAGATTTGCAGGAGAGAGGAATAGCATGAGTTTTGTTGACCCGAAGGCGATCGCCAACGTGCATGATAATTTGTGGCGCTGGGCAAACGATTACTTGGGAGAGAACCCAACAGCAGAGCAAAAAACGGTTGTCATTGAGGCAATTCGCAATTTGCAGGCCCGAGCGGATGAGCTTCAGCGGGAGATGAATATTCAAGCAACGGTTGATCCGGAGGTTCTCAAGTTAATTGAAAAGCCTGGAATTGGCTATCAGATGGAGTTCTCCCATGCACAACGCTCTGGGCAAGGCAATGCTGCTGCTTGCTGGCGGGTGCATGGTGGTGTGATTCCCGGCACTGCGGTCAACCAGTTAACAAAAGAGTGGTGGATGACTTCAGAACATAAAGAGTCCCCCTACGCCAGTGAAATCTTTACCGCACATACGGCTGAGGCGTTTGTTTACGCAAGCTCACTACTCAACCCCAATCAACTCAACTGGGCGCAACTGGATTGGATTTGGTTCTAGTTGAAAAGCTGAGGCTGCATACGGATCAAGGGGGAAGGGCATCCTAGAGGCGATCGCCCTTCCCTTTTGTTTATGCATGACTGAGCCGATTTTCTCAATGGAATACGACGATCAGCAGGTTCGTAGCCTGCTGGGTCAGCTTGAGCGGAATTTAGGAAATCTGTACCCCGTCATGGCAGACATCGGGGAAGAGGTGCTTGCCGATGTGGATGAGAGCTTTGAAACCGAGACTGATCCCTATGGCATCCGCTGGGAGCCGCTTTCAGCCTACACGCTGAGCTTTAAAGCACAAAACACACGCATCCTCAAGATCCTGCAATCCACTGGCAGGATGCGAAGCAGTATCACGTACCAGGCAACGGCTAGCCGTGTGGTGATTGGAACCAATGTGAAGTACGCCCGTAAGCACCAATTAGGGCGCGGTGTTCCTCGCAGACAGTTCCTTGGAGTTGGCCCACGTCTGCGGGTCAAGATTGTCGTTTTGCTTCGAGAACATATTACAGATCTGGATATCTAACATGATTGCCGCTGCTACTCCTCTCCAACAACCCAACCCACAAACCCAACCGAACGGGCAAGCGTTGCCGCCGATGAAGGCGATCGCCCTCACGCTCAAGCAGATTATTGAGGAGGCGTTTACCAGCGGCATCAGCCGTGTTTTGACCTTTGATGTAGATCAGCAAAATGGGGTGAACGGCAAATTTCACGCCAATGAGCAGGTTTATGACTTCGCAATCAGCAGTGAGGGGAAGCTCAGGTACAACGAAGTTGAAGCAACCAGCGCTAGTAGAAGTGATTCCATTTTGAATGGCTTTTATCTGGATTCTGGCAAGCTGCGAAATGGGCGCATTGATGCAGCTCCAGCGGGGAAGCGAACTTGTGGGGCTGGCAAGCCCTGCGGAAAAAGTTGTATTGAACGCGGGGATGAGTGCCAGATTGCTCTATCACCGATGTCGATGGTGAAATTCCAGAAATTAAGAAGGGCAATCATTCAGGTCAAAGCGAATCGTATTAGCATGGCTCAGTCTGCAAAAGCGACTGAAACCAAAGCGAATCAACCCAGCCAAAAAGCGGCTGAAGCGCCGCCCAAAGCTGCTAAAGCTGAAGCATCACCCAAACCTGCTAAAGAAGAAACTACTAAAGAAGAAACCACTAAAAAAGAAGGAAGTGGAGCTGTAGGTAATTTGGCGGCTGGATTAGTTGGAGGAATCGCAGGGGCTGCGGCATTTGCAGCGATTGGGGCGCAAATACGGCAAGGGCAAGATATGCCTCTTAAACCACAAGATAAGCAGGCTTTAGATGAAGTTCCAACTGGCGCTAAAGTCGCAGTTGTTGCAGGAGCAACTTTAGTTGGCACTCCTGTTGCTGCTTATGTAGTTGCGCGTGCCCAATACAGAAACGGGTTTAAGGAATCTGCCGAACTTGCCAAAAAGATGGCTGAAGATCCCAATGAAGTGTGGGTTGATAAAAAGCTAGATAAACGCGGCAAGGAGCAAATGACTTTTGTGGTGGGTGGCTTCGGTGGTGAGGAGGGCAAGAACTCTCAGCGCTGGGGTGATCAGTTTGCGAGTGGGCGCAAGCCTGGGCGCGGTAGTGATGGGTTATTTGATAATCATCACGTCACCCCAATTGATAACAAAGAGTTTGATGTCGATGCGAAAGCTGTTGCAGAGCGACTAGCTAATGGTGATCCTATTACGAAGGCAGCAGAGCAGTACGGGTTACTGGCATTAGAAATCCCAACCCGATTGATGCTCGATACCGTTTTCAAAGAGAAACGTAATCCTGTTGCAGTTAGGGCCGCAGCAAACGCCTGGGCCTACCACCAAAAGTATCCTGATAAACCCATTAACCTGGTTGGGTTTTCTGGGGGCGGCATGGCTACGCATGAAGCCGCAGAAATCCTCAAAGAGATGGGAGCGAAAAATGTAAGAGTTGCAAATTTAGGCTCTCCTTATTGGGGATTGACTGAGAAAGTTGGGGACTCAATCACGATTGGTTCTGCCAACGATGATCGTATAGAAAACGTGATTTTGAGGGATCGAGTTGAGGTTGAAACGGTCACTGACCACTACGGGTATTTTCTAGATCCCAACGTTAGAAACACACTGAAAGACTTTTTTAGCGGCAAAACGGTCAGTTCTTACCAAGCTACAGATAAGGAAAAAGAGAAGGCGCGTAAGTTGGCTGAGCGTAAGAAGAATATGTTCCTCAGAACTATGGATAAAACATCTAAAGCTGACACTGCTGAAACACCATCTAGAACCAATAGGAAGTCTAAGCCTGGGTTTGATTGGGTTGCAGATCCCAGTGTTGAAGGGAATGGTTATTGGCGCAAAGAACGTAAAGGGTTGAATGGTATTAGAAGCGCTGTAGTCACAAAAGCAAAAGCTTTGACTAGCAGAACTTCACTAAGTACCAAAACTCAGGCTTTTCTGGGAGTCGATGAGCGTGAAAGAAAGTATCGGATTACTGATAATGCAGTTCTAAGTGCTGCTGCTACTGCATATACCAAGATTAATGAATATGAGCAGCTTGACCAGAAAATTGATGGCTTGCCAGTCAACCCAGATCTCAAGCAGAAAATCAAGAGCATGACTGGAGCTGCCAAAGTGTATTTGGCTCAGCAAATATTTAGAAAGCAGGGAGCAAGTTTAATCTCAGTTGATGAAAGACAGAATTTCTCAACCTTTGGAAAACCTGACGGATCGCTTATGTCAGTCGGGTCTGTCGGCAGTAAAGTTATCACTTTTGGTTCTCAATCTGTCGGAGCGGCGGGAGGGTTCCCGATATACGAAATGGGGTTTATGGTCAATAATTCTTATGATCGTAAACCTGGAGATGTGAAGGAAGGGCTGAAACTCGTCAAAATAGCCAAGTCTGCCTATCGGGAACACATTACAAACCTGCCTGAAAACACGTTCCTACGGGCAGAACCCTGGAAAAAAGACGGCGCAGGCGAGCAGCGACAAAGCATTTACGAGAAGGAAGGTTTTCGCTCTTTGCCCATGCGTGGAGGATACTTATGGGCACTCAAAAATCAGGGGGAGTTTGCCAGAATTCCTAATGAACAAGCAGATTACATTGCAAGTTTAATCCAGGGCAACCGCGCAGATTCCGCTAAAACACTTTCAAAAGCAGCCAAAAAAACTAAACCAGGCTTTGACTGGGTAACTGATCCGAGTGTAGAAAATGGTGGCTATTGGCGAAAACAGCGCAAGGGTGGGAAAGTTGGCATTCAAGCATCCAGCGGCGGTAGCCTAGCGGCATTTGCTGGAGCAGCAATATTGGGAGGCGCGATCGCCGCTAAAGCTATCTCCGATGAAAATTCCAAAGTTGATCGCAACAAAAGTCAGGGCATTCCTCCCCTAGCAAAGACAGCAGCGCTTGCTACTGCTGCTGCTATTGGAATATCTGGGGGGAGATACCTGGCACTTCGCGAGAAATATCGTGCAAACTTTCAGGAATCGGCTGAAATGGCACTGGAGCAATCCAAAAAAATTGAGCCAAGTAGCGTTAAAGAGCGTCAGCACACAATTGTGCTTGGGGTTGGTGGAATGGGCTATGAGGAAGATTCGGCGGCTGTTCGCAGTGGCGATCGTATTGCCAACTCATTCCGCATGGCCTTCTCTAAGGATGGTGGGAAAGACTTGAAAACAATTGCTATTAGCAATGCAGAATCCAACATCCCAGCCAATAAATCAAAACCTGAAGATGAATTTGACCGCGCTGTGGATGCGTTAAAAGTACTGGGGACGAACTTGACTAAAGGGCGTAACGATACGGCTGTAGAGCTGGCATCTCAGGCGATCGCCTATGCTCGCAAATATCCGGATCGGCAAATTGTGCTAGCGGGTCATAGCCTGGGAGGGCAAGTTGTCAATGAAGCCCAAGAAATTCTTAAACTTGCCTATCCTGAAATCAAACCACGATTAAAGTCGCTTTCTTTTGGCTCTTTTTGGGGTGGGTTAACTGAGCCGTTCGGTGAATCATACATGATTCAAGGTTCAAAGGATGAAACGATTAACAAGTATCCCGGTCGTCAAGATGCCAAGTTATTTGATGACATTGATGGGCATACACAGGAGAAGTATTTTCGCGATCCACAGGTGAACGCATTTGTTAAAGACCTAATCTACAGAGACGTTCCGGCCGCCCCACCTAAACAAGCATCTCAGAAAAAACCTAAGCAGAAATCCCCAAATTCCAATGGGAAAAGCCAGGGTCAGAAAAGTCAGGGTCAGAAAACCCAAAGTCAAGCTACCAAAACCGATGCCTACTTAGAAGGGCGAGCGCTGGCTCGGCGTGATGCTGAATCTACCCCCAAACGGCAAGCCGCAGCTTTAGTAAAGCAGGCGATCGCCTCTGTTTACCCTGACATTCAAGGCTTACCCACACTGCAACTTGCCCCAAGCGATGCAATCATTGGGCGGTTTCGTGGTTCTGATGGCGCAATTTTGGATTACAGGATTAGCGCTCAAGGAGCTATCCAATACAAGGAACTGGTTCGGCAAGACGTTGCAGCAGATCGTTGCCTTAAGGGAACCCAGTGCGGTGAAGCCTGCGTTGAGCGTGGTAGTGAGTGCGATCGCCCCTTGGGTGCAAGGGCAAAACAGCAAGTTGCCAAAGCAAAAGACTTTTTGAGGCAACTGCAATCTGAGGTTCAGAGCGTCACTAAAACGGGGCGAGGGCGCGAATTTGATATCAAACCTGTGATTGAGGAATTAGCGGTCATGGGTGCGGGGGCAGCTCCCCCCTGGGCGGCTCCTGTTGCTTCTGGCGCGGCCCGAGTGGCGATGCGAACCTGGAGACTGTCCTATGAGGATATTTCTAGGTCTGGGCTGAATGGCTATGTGGAGGGCGTTAAAAACATGACCACAGAGCAGAAACAGCAACTGGTGTCTGATACCTTTGTTGAGGTAGCAGCCGGGGCTGTGGGAACCGCAGCGGGAACGGCTGCTTCTAGCAATTTTTCTGGATTCCACACTCCTGCAATCTTTGGGGCAGAGTTAAACCTGGCTGGAATTGGGGCTGGAGCTTCCAGCGGCATGACAACCGCTAAAGTAGTTGAACCAGTATCTAAAAGATTGAGTCAGAGGCTTGTTAAGTGACAACAGATTTTTTCCACCAACAAACCGCCAACATTCTGGCTCAGTTTACGGGCAAGAAAATTCAAGCTATCAAGATTGACAGCATTGAAAATGAGCTTGTCACGGGGCTATTCAAGGCAAATAATGAAACGTTTGCTTTTCAGATGGGCAGAGAGGGCGAGGGCTTTGTGGTGAGAGAAGTTTCACCCCATACAGAAGAGGGCTAACCCTGCTGGCGCAAACCAGTTTGGGCGATCGGGAATCGTAAAAGAGGGCGGAGGCACAGCAGTTCCGCCTTTTCTCCTATTCCCCAAACACAATGGTTTCCACAATCGAAAAACCGGGAAAAGCGTGGCGATTCGACTACGCCAACGCTGCCAGCAAGATTGTTGGCTCAGTCGAGGAAAGCGATGAGGGTTTTCTTACCCTGCGTGGCACTGCCACCAAAACCGGGGTATTTCCCTATCGCAACCGGGATGGGTCAACGCGGCATGAACTGCGGCACCCTGACGATATTTTGCAACCTGGGAGTCTCAGATCTCTGGGCGGCAAGCCCGGAACAAACGACCACCCAACTGTTTTAGTTAATCCGCGCAATTCTGCTGAATATTCAGTTGGGTCAGTCGGAACAAAGATTGATGTCAACACCGATGGCAAAGAATACCTGATTGATGTCGTTTTCAACATACATCGTCAGGATGCGATCGCCGATGTGGTGAGCGGCAGGAAGCGGCAACTGAGCTGCGGCTATACCTGCGATGTAGCGGAAGAATCTGGCGTGTACAACGGTCAGCCCTACACCCATCGGCAGCGCAATGTGGTCTACAACCATTTGGCGCTTGTGGAACGGGCGAGAGCTGGGGCAGATGCGCGGCTGCACATTGATAGTGCTGACGACGATTTAGATATTGCCTACCAGGTTTACAACGCTGATAGCGATGGATGCGAGTCATTTGGGTCAAATGTGAACACTGGCACTAAGAACTTTTCTCCCTCAACTCGTATGGCACAAATCACTATTGATGGCGTGGCTTACAGCGAAGTACCTGAAACTGTCGCTTCTGTCATGGCCGCAAAAATCCAACGCTTAGACAGCATTGAAGGAACCCTCTCAAAACTCCAGGAATCACACGGCGAAGCTCAAGGACAGCTTGCAGAACTGCAATCTGAGGTTGATGAACTAACCGCTGCTCGCGACCGTGAACAAGGTCGGGCAGATGGACTGGAAGAGGAACTAGAAGATCTGCGGTTTGAAGCGGATCAGCGCACTGATGGGGCTGATGGTGAAACCCGCGTGGATTCAGCAGAATTTGAAACCAGAGTTGTGGCTGAAGCACAACTGCGGGTTGATGCACTCGATCATGCTCGCCAATTGCTCAGCTCTCTTGAAATTGAAGCTGACAGCATCAAACTAGATGCCAGCATGTCCCCAGCCGCGATTCAAAAGGCTGTTGTAGTGGGTCTGAACCCTGGTACAGAAGTTGCTGATGACGAGGTAAAGGGCTATTACAAAGCGCTGGGTAACGGCAAAACTCGCGCTGATGGAGCCTCTACCTACCACGCCGATATGCTCGAAGCGGCTGTTGGCATTGCCCAGAAGAAAGGCAGTGGAAAGAAAGCCCCGACTGAGGTTAGCGATGGCGCTAAAAAGCGCATGGATAACTGCAAATCACCTTTGGCAATGTCGAAGCGCTAACTCCCTGAATTTTCAACTGATCCCTAACCTCCAATCCCCAATCCCCAAATCATGCAAAAAGTTTATCGCGATCGCTATGCAGTCGGCTTTGCTGGCAAACTAGAGGGCTATGGCACCCCTCCCCGTGTGAAAACTGTCAACAATGCATCAACCAGCCGCGCTGATGTGTGGTCTGTTCCAATTCCCGCAGCTCCTACCGCTAATACCGTTTACAAGCTGTTTGTTCCCGGCGCTGAAGCTACTTTCACAACAGATGCAAACCCTTCTCAGGCTGAGCTAGAGCAGGGCTTACTCAATGCAGTTCGGTTGTCTGAAATCTACGATCGCGCAATTCCTCAGATCAACCTCACCACACACACACTTACTTTGACCGCTCGCACCAAGGGCGTTGCTCTGCGTCTATCTTCTTCCGCAAATCTAACCCCAGTTAATACCTCAGTCGCTTCCACTTCTGGATTCATCCCGTTTGGGCGAATTGTGGCACGGGCAGCGGGTGAACCGGAGGGCACAGGCAGACTTCCTACTGCACTCACCGACCGCATCTTAGGCGGCACGATGGCAACTCATGCCTCAGAAAAAGTTGGCATTGGCCCGTCTGCTTTTGCTGCTTACCCACCCGATGAAGCAATGGATGTGTTGACCAATTCCCTCACCAATGAGGGTCTGTGGATTCCCACAATCCCCGGCGAAGTCATCACAGAAGATAGCTCCGTTTTCGTCTCAATTGCACCTGGTCATCAAGGCAAAGTAACGGCTAATAACACCAATGCGATCGCCCTGCCTACCTCCAGCTTCCGTAGTGGAGTTGATGTTTCTCCCAATGGAGAGAGCATCATCGTCGTCTCCTTCAACATCAACTAATTCACCCTTCACCCCTCATCCTTCACCCCTCACCCTTAACTGGAGAAAGTAATGCATAGCTCTGTACGCCTCGACGATGCCACGCTCGGCTTATTTGAGCGCGATCTAGAAGTCATTGAAACAGAACTAGATCGGGAAGAAACGTCTGATCTACCGTTTGCCGATGGCACAATCGTGCCTCTTGATATCGAGAACAAGCCTTGGGCGCGAACGATTACCTATCGTCGTGTCACCCGCGTCGGTCACTTTAAGCTAGTTCGCAGCTACCCGACCGACATCCCAATGATCAACGTCCTCAGCGAAGAATTCACCTTTAAGGTGCATCGCTGGGCCGGTGGTTACTGGTTCTCAGAAGATGACATTGAAGCCGCTGTAAAAGGCGAAATTCAGATTGAGCAAGAGGACATTGCAGGCGTTCAGGAATCATCTCGCCAAAAGATGAATGATCTGATCGCATTTGGCGATAAGTCCCTCAATCTCCCCGGCTTCGTCAACCACCCCGACGCATTGCACTCTTTTAGCCCCTACCGTTTGGATTCCTCCAGCACCCCCCAACAGTGCCTAGCCGTACTGCACGATGCTGTTACCTCTGTTGTTGAGCTAACTCGCCAAATTGAGAAGCCCGACACGATGATCCTGCCGCTTCGCGCCTATCACTATTTGGCAAACACCCAGGTATCTGATCACCTCAACACCACAATCCTGAAGCAGTTTCTCGATACCAGCCCCTACATCAAAGACATTCAGCCTTTGAATGAGTTGGCTGGAGCTGGCGTTGATGGCACCAATATTCTGATGGTTTTCCGCCGCGACAAAATGAAGGTCAAGGTCAAAATCATGCAAGAACTAACCTGGAAACCCTTGCAGCGTAAAGGCTTGGGCTATGAGCGGGCTGCTACCTTCAAATTCGCTGGTGTGATCGCCCGTCGCCCGTATTCGATGCACGTTGTTGCCGGAATCTAGGTCAACAGTCAACTCCCCGCGCTGGGCACAATGAGCGCAAATGTCCCTCTACCTCAATCATCAATATGTCTGCTGCTGTAGCACTTCTCCTAACACCCGAAAACGACAAGCGCACATCGCTGTATCGTTTCCCTGTACCCCCTGCCCCCGCCGCTCAAGCTGGTGGGGCAAAGGGCGGTAGAAACAAACTGCAAGAGCTGGAACTCGAAGGTGGTTTCTTGATCAAGGGAACTAATCTAATTTCACTGGAAACCTTCGAGGCAATGAAAACCAATCCTTTCTTTGCTCGCTGTGAGAAGAAAGGGGTAATCCGTGTTTACATGCCTGTTGTACCCGACGGCGAAAAACCAACGGGGACTAGTGCTGACTTTGCCCTGGAGGACTGCCAAGACATCATCGAAGAGGCTAGCGATATTGATTGGCTGAATCGCTGTATCGCCAAAGATGACCGGGATGGCATCCCTGAGCTATGCCAGGAGCGCATCAAACAGGTAGAGGAAATGGAAAAATCTGGCGAGGAACAATAAATGTCGATCTTTAACCAAGAAGTAAACCAGGCTGAGAAGCAGGCTGAACCTGCGATCGCCCCACTATCTGATGCTGATGTTGAACGCATTGCTGAGCGCGTGGTTGCAAAGCTAATTGAATGCGATGCGTTTGAAACTGAACCGATCAAATTAACTGAGGAGGATTACGAGAAGATTGCTGAGGCGATCGCCCCGCTAATCAAACAGAAAACGACTAGAACTCAACAATCATGAGTGGAATGGAGCCTTCCCTGATGGGTACAGATTCAGTTTTTGAACCAATTCCATCAGTTGAACCGCCTGTTTATCCAGCTCCGGCAGTTGAACCACCTATTGTTCAGCCATCGGCACCGAGCGATCGCATTGTTGTGGTGACGGTTGCTGATTTGCTGGCGGTCTACCCCAAATTCACTAAAGCGGGTGAGCCGTTTATTAGTGCGATGCTCGCCCGTGCTCATGCTCAGTGCCCATTGAATGTGTGGGGTGATAGCCAGTTTGAAGGCGTGATGCTGTACACCGCTCATTTGATTGAGCTGGAGTGGCAGCAAATGGCTGAAACTGCTGGGATGGCTGTGAGCATCGCCGCTGGGCAGAAGACCGCTGCCAGCGCTCGCACAGGGAACCATCTGAACTGGACTAGCTACGGGCAACAGTTTGATGCATTGAGTAGAACGCTGATAGTAACTCGCGTTGGGTTCGTGGTATGAACCCAAACCTGATTGAGCAAATGATTGATTTGCGCGATTTGGCAGCGCCCCTGGCTGAAATATTTGGAGTGCCAACGGTGCGAGGGCTGGTAATCCAGCATCGCTATAGCTCAGACATTTCGCCAATTCCAGTTGAAACCCTGTACGAAATTGAGCCACACCCCGTTATCGTTACGGCGAACGCTAGCTTAGGGCAAGCATTTTCTGGAGCCCAAAATATCACGATTGAAATTGATGATTTCCAAATTAAGGGAATCAGCCGCCGCTATACCTATGAGCAACTGGTGGGCACTGGCATTAACTACTGGGTTGATGCCAAATTGCACCCACTTACAAAACGGCGAATTGGTGGGGTTGAGTGTGATTTTGTCGCAATTTTACAAGGCAATACCCTCACCTGGGATCTAATTTTGCGACGTAAACCCGATCATGTATCGCGATGACTTCTCCCAGCCAGATTCAAACCGATTTAAGAAAATTTTTTGAAAGCCAACTCAGAATTGATGAGTGGGGACTAAACACTCCTGACAACGTTGAGGATCTAGTTACCCCTCGCTCTATTGGCAGGGAGGAACCTGCAACCGATATCAGCACCTCTGGCTTTTTTGCAGGCATGGGAAGCCCTAGCCCAGTGATTGCGCGGGTCACTTTTCCCTACATGATCATTTTTAGATTCAGCGCTGCTTACCAATATGAGCAACTGCCAAGGTCTGAAGCTCAGAATCGGTTGCTCAAAATGCTGGCAGTAATCCGCACTGATTACTACTGCATCAACGATGAAATCGAGGCAGCAACCGCAACAGGGCAAATTCTCACGGCTCAGGAAAAGAATAAAGATTGGCTGCTTGCCTACAAAATTTCAGTCACCACAAGTTTCCAAACTGATTTGGAAGACTTGGAGCAAGACTTAGGCTACATGGGCCCTAAAGCTCCGCCAAGCCTGGAAACAGCAGATGGGAATACTGGCATTAAGATCCCGTTCTCCTATGGCGATGCGTCCCCCAAAACCATTTATGTGGCAGGGGCAGGGCAAACGATTGTTACAGCTAATGTGATCATTCAAGTTCCGTTTAATGGGCTGAATTGCGCCCTGGAACTGGGTGATGCAGAGATGAGCGATCGCTTAATGAGGTCCGATCAGGTTGTACCTGAATTTCCGGCTGAGTACGAAACCAATCCCGGTTACACGTACAGCCAAAGCACTCCCATTTTGTTGTCAATTTATCCAGGGCTGGGCTGCTCCCAAGGGTCTGGGTTTGTTCTTATTGAGGTGTAATTGTGTCCAAATTTTTAGACTTACTGGGAACGTCTTTCAATCAGCTTCGGATTGGGCTGAAGGGTGTTTCGCTAAAGAACTCTAGTGGTAATTTGGCGGTGAGAAACGCTGGAGATACGGCTGATGCTGAGCTATCTGCTAGCATCGTTCGCGTTTCGGGTGACTTCGTTGAGCTGAATTCCGATGCCGCTGGAGCTGGCAGCGATCGCAAATATGGGCTAGCGCGAACTGGCGCAGCCACGCAAGATTTAACTCTGATATTGCCTAATGTGGGCACAGCGGGGCAGGTACTCGCGCAAAAGTCAGGCTCACCGGCTGGGGTAATTGAACTGGAGTTTATTGCAGTCGCTGGAACGTCCAATAAAGTCACGACCGACACAACCACGTTGGCATTTGGCAGCGCTGCAACTGTGCCAATGTTTCAAAATCCAACTGGGTCTAGCATTAGCGCTATTCGGGTGATTATCGATGTGCCCTTTAATGGAACCCCATCGATGTCGATCGGAACTGCGGCGAGTCCCAGCAAGTATCTGGCATCTACCCAGGTCGATCTAACCTTTGCAACAGAAACAATTTTTGAGGTGTTTCCCGGCAAGCCTCCAGCGACAGCGGCAGAAGATTTGATCATTTCCTATTCTGCTAATGGCGCGACGGCTGGCTCAGCTCGAATTGAGGTTGCTTACTCAGTTCCTAGTTAGTAGTAGTAGCCACCATGCGCCCGACATTATCTAGGGTGAAGGGCACATTGCACGTTACACAAATTCCTTTGAGGCTGACAATTTCGAGCAGCGTTGGTTTTGCTTCGTAGGCGATCGCATTCCAGATGTTGATCAAATCCACTAACCGTTCTGGATGTTGCCCCATTTCACCGAGCATCAACACTAGCACTGAGTTCAGTGCCAGTGTTGATGCGTTGTGCCCGACGATCCGAAAATAGGGGCCATTGATCAGCATGAGTGATTGAAACTGTGCCCATTTTGGCAATGCTTTTTGAGGAGGGTTTAGGGCAGCAATTCGCCGATCAAAATCTAATTTGTTATCGAAAACTTCAACTTCTTCGCTCTCATCCCATTTGTATCTATCAGGATCATCAACCCCTTCCAGGGTGCCGATGATCTGATTATCGGCTCGAATTCTAATTAGAAAATAGGTCATCGCGTACAAACCCTCCAGCCGAAATCGCGCATAGCTCCAGATGCGTTGTAGAGGTCGAGGCGCATCGTGGTTGTGCATTTAGCAGGTGGCAGTGCCACAACGCCGAAAGGCTCACCGCTAAGGCTAGCCCCAACCCGGCCAGAGCGCAGGGTAGTGCGGTCGATAACGGTCACGTTGTCTACGATAAGCCTGAATCCTGGGGCGACACTGTAAATCGCGCCTCCCAATAATTCAGTGGCTCCCGTGACATTGAAGATGCTTGAGTAGGCCGCTGGCCCAACTACCGAAACGTGCCCCTCATGCCAGGTAATAGGGGGTGTGTCTGAGGTAATGGACGACGCTACCTGAGATGTTAGGGCTAAAACTCCGTCTCGATCAGGCAAAGAGTTGGTTCGATTGGCGGTTGGGGTTGAGTTGAGGGTTTGGGAAAACCCATTATGGAATTTGATGGCTTTAGCTCCAGCCGTGTTGTCACCAATTTGGAAGGTCGGGCTGATCGTACCCTCTTCTTCGTTATCCAAGCCCTGCGTTCGCACTTGGATTCGGCCCATTCCAGCGCTGGCTGTGACGATTGAACCCAGGCGCTGTTGCAGAACAGGGAAGGCAGGTTTAGTTGTGGTCAAAGATCCCGCTGTCGTTGCGCTCAGATAGGCAGTTCCACCTTCAGTTAAAGCGGAAGTGTTTACGCCTTCGAGCATCCCCAAAATCATTATCCTGCCGAAGGCGTTGGGAGGAATTGTCTCAGCCGCTAGTCCCAACGCTGGGGTCGTCAAAATGCTGTTGGCTTGTGCTAGCGCGACAGTCGGAACGCCGCCGCTTGCCCCAGTTCTGTAAACGGGCTGACCCTTGTTGATGGTTACGGCTGTGTTGTTTCGCACGATGAGCGTGATATCACGTCCATCTGTGCTGATAAACCCGCTGGCATCAATCGATTTGAGCCGGAGCAATCCGTTAGATAGCTCCACGTACTCGATAATGCCGCTGCTGGGAGTAGCAGGTTGGGTTATTGGGAAATATCTGTAGGAGTCAGCAGCGAGCGGTACAAGCGCTGAGTCAGCAGCGTTTCTAGCTTCAATCACGCCGCTGTTGCTGCGGATTCTAGACCCGCCCAAACCAATCTGAAAACTCTTAGCGATCGTCCCCGCTATGTCTCTCCAAGTCGCCATTATCGGATCTCGAAACTCTCCTTAAAGAATTCCCTTTTGCCCTAATTCAATGAGTTTTCTAACCCTTGCCGCCATTGCGTTAATCGCTCTAATCCCTCCTATGACGTGCTTTTACGTCGCACGTCGATGCTGTGAAATAGATGATGAGCTTCGCGATCAGCCTTTAAGTGCCTTCAGGCGATCGCGTTCCCATCGCAGAATTAAATCAATCAAAACCTGAGCATCGTCGGCTGAGCAGTGTACCGCCATTACTACTCCATCACAGCTAGGCATGATCTCGCTTCGCCCTGGGGTAGTTTGCCCTGGGCGAAGCCCCTTCTCATTGCCTGGAGGCAGCATGGGCAACAATATTGGCTTTTGAGCTTCTAGAGCAGCATCAAATAGCCGCCATGCTGCTTCTCCCACTGAGATGTTTTTCAGGCTTGCGGGGGTTAGATTCCGCACTTCTTTGAGGAACTTTTTGCCCATGTCAGCTATTTGCTAGTTTTTCCTAGCGCCTCCAAAATCTCTTGAATTGGGCGTTTCCGCGCCACCTTGGTCTTCAGCATCTCAATTTTATGAGCAGCTTTTGCCTTGGGTGCCCCTCCCTTGGGGTGTTGCCCAACATAAACGCTGCGATGCTCGCGCCCACACTCATGCTCCTCTGACGGGATCTCATAGTGGAACCAATATTCCACATAATCCTGCTTGGCTGTACTTTTGCTTTTAGTACACCACCACACGGAGTAACCCCTAGCGGTATAGCCCCCGCCATTACCGGATTTTCCAATTGGAAAATCTGCATTCTCATCACTGGGTTTAGCACTGGGTTTATCCCCGTTCGGGCTAGATGAAGCCTCATCTGGGCTACCAGCATCCCCGCTTGGGCTAGATGAAGCCCTATCAAGGCTTTCTTGTAGGTCCTGGATTAACTTTTTCCGCTCCGACAGTGGCAGGTTGAGGGCTGCTGCTGTGATCTGCTCTAAAGAAAGGGCGATCGCCGGAACGTCCACAAGTCTTAGCTCTCGCCCGTTTTCCTGGTGGAAGCTACCCGCACCTTTCCACCAGGAATTTCTGTTAGTCACCATAGGTTCAAAACTCCTGCTCAGGGCCTAATTCAGTGAGGTACAGCCCTGGCTTTGCTTCAGTCCATGTGGCGATCGCCTCCCTGATCCAGTCATCCCCTTGCTGGTAAGCCTCGCGCAGCCCTGCCAGCCCTACGTCAATCTGTTCGTCGCAGTCTGATTCAAACCCTCGCTCAGCTTCGCGCAGGAACCCCTCTGCCAGCTCCCAGAGCGATCGCCTATGGGTTAGGGCATCCAGGTCAGAATCGCTGTGGATTTGCCGTAGCACTCGAATCGGGCTGAGATCAAATCCATACTGCGAATCATTCCACACGCGCAGTAATCTCACCTGAATCTCCCCCATTTGCTCAGGCAGATATTCAGGAGCCACTTCCTCGACCAGACCAGCCGTGATGAGTTTGGCGTAGAAAACCAGGTCAAATTCTGGTTTTGAATTTTGGGTTTGTGGGTGAGGGTCGGGTTTACCTTCGGCTGGTTGAGGTGATGGCTGAGCGGCGATCGCCTCTGCCTGTCTGGATTGCACACCCTGGAGATATCCAGTTTTCAGATAGTTCGAGGCATGAGGGAAACTTTCATAAAATCCATTTGGGTCAGATGCAGCTTGTCTTTGCCGATCCCCAAAATCCCATTGGAAAAGCTCCAACAGGCTTGCATCATTCCAACCTTCAAACCCCAGATGCAGATAAGCTGCACGGGCCAAATCCACGTCGCCCTTACGACCGGCTTTTGTACCGCAGTAATTTTGCCAGAATTTCTGAAAGCCTGTCTCTGTAGTGTTTCCAGAGTTTCCAGAGTTTCCAAAATTTTCAAACTCGTCGGCTGGAGCGGAACCTCGATCACCTTCACTAGTTGCGCTCTTGACTAGTGTTTTTTGAGATCCCTTCCCCCCTCCGTTTTCCACAACTGGGCTTTCTTGTTCTACTTCCGGAACTTCTACTTTTTCCCCAGTCACGCTCTCACTCGAAAAAGGTTGTGAGAGATCCGGAAAGTTTAAACTGATCTGAAGAGAACCAGATGTTTGCCCAGTCAGGCTTTCAGGCTGCGAATTTAAGCTTTTTTTGGAATTTCTCAATTTTCTCTGAGGTTCATTAATTCCAGTTGGCGATCGCCTAATTTTTTTTCTGGAGCGATCGCCCAGAGGTTTGATTGGCCCGCAGTGGAAGGCTACTACCTGCATCATTCCGCCCCTAAAATCGTGAACGATTTTAACTAGGCTTTTTTCGGCAAGTTTTTTGATTGCTTGCCGCATTGTTTCGAGGTGATAGCCCTTGCCTTTCCTGCTGCCATATCCGCAGGAAATTCGCTCTGCTATTTCCTGTAAATTTACAATCTGCTTAACGCCTGCAACCGTGTTCCTGAGCAGGTCTTGCCAAAGTAGTATCGCCGAACGAGGCAGATCTAAAACTGCCGCCTGAGTGTCTTTTGTCCAGATTGTGAAGGGTTCATCTGGATCGGGTTGATGTGCAAAATCTGCGCGAAAACTCTCGTCAAACGCGGGGTTTAGTGACATAATAATTGAGTGTTAATGTTCTGAGCGCGACAAACTTTCAGGTAACAGCGGCACTGATACCTGAAGAAGCGTGAATTACTTTCTTAAAACCCAAACTTGTTGCTGCAAGTTCGGGTTTTTTGCTGTTTACAGCCTAGAACGGCTGTCCTATCCTGAGTTCATTGGGCTTCCCCTTCTTTTGGTAGAGCAAATTTTGTAACGGTAGTAACTTTGGGTTGAAACAATTTCCCATTGTTAGGAAATTTCGAGTAGAGTCTTTCTACTGCTAACTTGCATAGTCTGAGATTACTCCTAATCCGATCAGAAAGATACTACTCTCAGCCGCTATCTGCAAGCTATGATTTTTGTAAATAAGGAGGTGTGCGAGTGGTAATGGCACCTAATATTGTGTCCCAGTTGGTGAGTCCCCCTGTAAAGAGTCCGAGAATGATAGCGTTTGGGCAGGCTGTTACCGCTTCTCTTGCCTACCAAGACTGGAAGTATCGCAATCAGAAAGAGCTGACCAAGCAAATAAATTTAAAGTTTGGTAGCCCTGGAGAGAGGGTCATTAGCGAGCAAACCGTATCCCGCTGGGTTAACGCTGAACTTCGAGATGAGTGGCTTGAAATCAAGCAAGATACCTTGAAGTTATTTGCCCCATTCGTGTTTCGAGTTTTAAAAATTGTTCCAGTTTCCGCGAATCCGCAAGAAGGCGATCGCGTGATTTTGGACTTGAGCCAAACTTACGAGGATTGTCCAGAGCAACTACTGGAAATTTATAAATTAAGGGAAGTAGTAACTTCTCGGACGTATCAACACCCTAAAGCTGGAAAAATTATTAGGGAAAACGACCGAGAACCAGCTATGACCGAAACGGGATGGAAGTATGTCGCGGCAGTTATGAAAACCGCACGACTCGCTCTTGACCCCCCCCACGGGATGCCCATCTACAGACTGATCGATGTACTAGCGAGCAGCAGCGCCGTTGTTGTATCGCCAGAAGAATTAATTAGATTTGAGCTAGGCAATCATTCGCTACAAGATCCGCCCAGGCCTCGCTTAATCATGGGTTTAGTCTCGCTAGAACACGCAATAAACCCAGCGACAGGGAAGCCCTATACCTCGGAAGAGGTTGCTGAGATTGCTTTAGGCGAAGTTATCCCGATCAATCCAGAAACGGGCAAGCCGTTCTCGAAAGAGGAGCTACGAGCGCTTGGAATCGCGATCAATGGCGAATGTCTCTCGCACAACTAACATTTACGCCTTCGAGCCAGTGATGATCACTGGCTCGAAGCTGCAAATCAGCTAATTTCTCGGACAAAAAAAATCGATAGAGCTTGGATAATTTCGTTGTCCAGGATAACGGCTTGAGCGATTTATTTGTTGGTAAAACAAGAATTCTCTCTATCTTTTCCCCCGATTTTAGTTGCAGCAGGGCTAGCCCAATTTCTGCCACTGAATCTGATAGAAACTGATAGTCTTCAACATTATCCTTAAGATGTTGAATCAGTAGACTGGTTGATATACTTCCGTCTGCGTTTTCTGTTGCTAAGGTAGTTAATCGGCAATTAATCGAGAGCCATCGGGATAGGTGAGACGGGCAATTTTCAAGCACTTCCCAAATTGCCAAATTGTCGGACTGCATTTTTGTTGCGCACCCTGAAGAAAACCATTATTAGGCATCTATTTAGGTTAATAGAAAGGGAGAATAATGTAGCTCTTATCTCCTAAAAATACGTGTTTCCAGTGCTTTGATGTGCCAGTAAAAAGATGAATTCTCCGTATTTCCCGCATGAGTTTTTTAAAACAAAGAAGCGCCAAGAATTTTACAAAGTAAAGGATTCTTGGCGCTAAAACTTTGGAGGGAAATGAGAAATTACAGCTTAGCCGAATAATCAGCGCAGGCTTTGCGGAATCGGGTTAGCTGGTTGCTCTTGCTGCGAGGGGTCGATTCTGCTGGAAGCAGGCTACCAATCTTGTCGAGATAAGGTTGAGCAGCCTCGGTGTTATTGGCGATCGCCTGCAAAACTTGCTTTGCTACGTCTGGAGTTTTGTCGATTCCCAGCTTGCCTAGCATCAGTTCGATTGTGGCGTTCCAGTCATTCTTAACCAGCTTCATGCCCCGCTTGAAGGTAGTTGGTAGTGCAGTGGTTGGGGCGCTATCGTTAGCAACAGCAACTTCTTGCTGTTGTTCAGCGGGTTTTTCTGCAACCGCCTTAGCCGTAGCTTTGGGTTTAGCTGGAGCTGGGGCTGGAGCTGTTTCAGCAGCAATATCTGCTGTTCCTAATGCGCTGAAGGAGGATTTCAAACTTTTTAGAAACTGGAGTTCTGGCCCGATCGCTTCAACAACTGCTGCCTTTACAGTTTCCTGCGAAATGGTTGCAGTATTCAGGCTAGACATCCGAGTTTCAAACTCCTCACGAATGAACTGCTTGAGTTTTGCGAGCAGTGGATCAAGGGGATTATCTGGGGGTAACTCTGAGCCGTTAACTGATTGGGCGGTTGAAGGAGATAATACTTCGAGTTCGGTTTGCAGGGCTGTTGGCATGATCGTTTCTCCGCTTTCTGACTTTGCAGGCTTTGAAATCGATTGTAATTCTTCCATCCAGCTATTAACAGAGTTTTGACTAACTAACTGAATTTCAACTTTGGAAGCCGCGCAAATTAACCATGCCTCTTGCTCAAAATCTACGTCTTCTCGAAGAGAATTTGCTATCTCAGGTTCAGAGCAAAATATGTGCAGGGTTCGGTCTAATCCAGATAGATAAAGGGAGCAATTTTCTAATACAGCAGCGAAAAATCCCTTAAATCGTTGCAGCCGGTGTTGATCTAATGCTCCGATGTCGCTCTCTTGCAAAGTTCCAATCGTTTGAATTGATAGCTTTGCAGCACATACTATTCGAGCATCCACCGCAATTTCTGCGCTTGCCCACAAGTCCTCAGCTTGAACTGGGTTCGCCAACACATGAATAACTCGGCTGGCAACATCAAACCAAAAATCGCACCCCTGAAGCAGAGTGGAGTGCATTGATATAAATCGATTAAATCGAAATTCGTCAAACGTAGGAATCATGGTTGGGGTGAAAATCGCGGCACTGCCCTAGAGTGCCCGATCGCCTCTCCCCCAGTTCAAGCCCCTACCTGCGCCCGTTTCGCCCGTTGACAGAGGCTAGGGTGAGCGGCTGCTCCCCTGGCTCCTGTCCTCTCAGGTGGAGTAGGAAACCGATTAGCTCACTGTCGGTCATCTGCTTGCGCGTTCGCTTGCCGAAGGTTTCCAGAATGTATTGCTGTCCCCGCTCTTTACTCCAGCCCAGCCGCGCTAGCTCCACATCGGTCTTTGCAATCAGGTCTGAAGTGTCGTCAAGCCCACTTGTGTCAAAGACTGGTTCTGAAGCTGGAGTGGGAAGCTGTGCGGTCTGAGGCGGCTGAGCAGCCGCAGGAGGGGAAATCTCTAGTGGCTCTAGTTCGGGCAGGTTGAGCGGCGCGGGAACGTAGTCCTGGAAGTCAAAAACATCCGAAACCACATCATCTGGAGCTTCGGCGCTCACGGCATCGATCGCCCCCTCTTCATCGGGCACAGTGAACCCGCAAATTGAAAGCGTTACGCGCCGTTTGGCGGCTGTCTCTGCCTTCATCAGAGCATTGGCTAGATTTTTGGGACTCATGGGCTTGTCGTAGTCGTGGGTCGATACAACTCCTGATGCCTCATCTACTCGCCCATCTGGAGTTTTGGCGATCGCCACCACCTGATAAACCTTTCCTACAAACTCACGGGATTTGATCTCAACCGAAATTCCCCGATTTTCCCGCAACTGCTGAGCGGCTGACTGGTTAGGCGATAGCTTCAAAATCGGCTCTTTTGGAACGTCTTTTCCCCTAGATATTTCGCCTGGGATGTAGTCCAGCGGTCGTGTTGCTGGGTTTAACCCAACCTGTTTGCAATACCAGATGTAATAGAGCCTGCGTTCTACCGCAGTCAGCCCGTGAGCGTTGCCGCTCATTAAAACCTCTTCCCATCGCTGTGGTAGCTCATCAAACTCGTACAAGCTTCCGCCCGTTAACAGCGCTTGTTTAAATTCTGGAGATATATAAAGCGGCGGATTAGAGCTTTCAGGCTGCATGACATTCACCAATTAGTTAATAGTTAAAAGCTTCGTATTCCTTAGAATCCCCATCTGCCGGGAATCGCTAGTAAAATTATAACAAACTTACTAAAGATACTAAAGTTACTAAACACTGATGATCTTGCTCTCGATTACTGAACTGCGAACGCGCTCCGGCAAATATCGGCGGGAGGCACAGCAAAAGGATTTTGCAATCACGCAGTACAACTATCCGGTTGCTGTGTTGATTAGTGCTGAGAAAGCTAAAGCTCTGGAACTGAAGCGAACGCGCGAGGTTTCGATGAGTGAATTTCAGCATCAGCTCACCGACTTTTGGCTAGAGTTTGAGGCAGATAGTTTGGATGCCGTTTTTGGTTTGTTTCGGGGTAGGAGGGCGATCGCCCTGATTGCTCCAAAGTTCTTTCCTGAGCTAGAGCTATGTACAGCCCAAACTGGGACGAAATAAGCTACCGCAAAAAACAGGAGGCTGATTGGAAATGTGAGCTTTGTGGGGAGCAGTGCGCCAAACCGGGAGAGGCAACCGAGGAACTTCCAGCGCTGTACTTGCAGCTCGAACTACTGGAAGCTGAACCCTCTGAGTGCCCTGAAATAACTCCCAGGCTCAGGCAACTGCAAACTCATCACATTGATCGCGACACTACCAACGATGCAGATGACAACCTAATTGCCCTATGCGATCGCTGCCACCTGGACGTACACAGGGGCGATCGCTTTGGGCGTAAAGTTCGCCCCGGTCAATTAGCCCTGGTGAGGCTCAAGCAAGGAATCTGGCAAAGCTGGGGAGAATTAGCAGGCGAATCAGTAGGTGATTTTCCTAAAGAGGCTTTCTGACTGGGATTTGTCGCCTAATAATCCCCTAATACCTCCCCCTTTTCCAATTGGAAAAGGGGGTTCTTTATTCCAGATATTTCTCCCAGTCTTCAGGCTTAATTTCACCCGATGCGATCGCCGCTTCAATCGTGTCTTTAATGATTTTTGCCGCATGAAGGGTAAACGGGCGGTCGTTCTTATCGCCTAGTGCCTGCAACTGGGCTTTTACTAGCGGCGGCAAGCGAACGGTAATCAGGCGAATTTCCTCTGACTCTGGCGGCATGTGGGCTTTATTGGGCTTTAAGTGGGCGATCTTTCAACTCATTCTATCCAGTTGCAGTATCACAAAAATTCTGCCCGACTATTCAAGAATCTTTGAGAATATTTTGCAATCTCACAGATTCTCTGAGATTCTTTTGTGTTAGCCTTCTAATCAGTTGGGCTAAAAGGGGGCTTGATCAGGTTTTATGGCGACGCGAACTAGTCGAAATCAAAACAATGGGTCTGTATCTGAAGCTGGGTTAACTGAGCTGCAACCTGTTGCTTCAACTCGAAGCAGCCGAAATCGCAGTAATATGCTGCACACAATTGAGCAGTATGAAGGTGATTTTGGAAACAGAGTTTTCAAATACCCAACCCACGACGGGCGGTATCGAAAAGATCCCGCATTTTTCAAGAAATATCGGGATGGAGATCCCGATGAGCCGTTCTGGGATGAGCAGACCAACTTGCTAGAGATGGACGACTCAATCATTCAATTCGGTAGAGGTGCTGAGGAGATGGGTGGAAAGCCTATTTTCCAGTACGAGGGGCGCAAGTCAGAAATGGCTTTGCAGATTTTGCTTGCTTGCTTGGATAGTCCCTATCCAGAGACAAAAATCAGTCGGTTAGTCTTGCCTGTTCCCACGACTAAAAGAGGATCTGAATACTGCGAGGGTATCCAGCAGTGTGCAGGAACTCATGTGTATAAGCGCAATGGGGAGAAGAAACGGCTCACCATTGAGCAAGCCATCTCAGTAGATGAGGGTTTTGGAACCTTCCTGTACTGCAAAAAGAACAAGTTGATCCATCGCCCCGACGAACTTACTGCGGTAATTTCGCTAGGCGGTAAAGACCTGTTCGGTCGCGTGTTTCAGCCCAACGGCAAATTGATTCGCAAATACGAATTTAGGCTAAAGGGCACATTCGGCTGGGCCCAGGAGTTAGAGCCAATCATTTCTAACAAACTGGGTAGATCGGCAAACCTATCGCGCATCATGAACTGCTTGCGCGATCGCAATTTTGTTTATGAGGAGGGCAATCACAGCATTGATTTTTCAGGGCTTTGGTCTGAAATTCACGCTGAGATTATTGATGATCTCATTGCCCAAATCGATACAGTTTGGAGTCGGCTGACACTGCCCCAAACCTTTATTGTGGGCGGTTCTTCCAGCTACCTAGCAAGCCTGGTAAGCGAAGAACTGCAAATCTACTATCCATCAACCGATACCCAAACGGTTGATGTTGAAGGCTTAAAGTATTTCGCTGAACTTTCAAACAACCTCTATGAACCAGAAGAAGAGTAGGGCGTATCTAGATCCCGATGTCAAGGCAATCTTGACCACTCTTCAATGGGTCATGGGAGAGCGGTCACTGGGGGCAGTTGTCTCGAAATTGGTGCGCCGATATGCGCTTCGATTTCTTATGTTTTGGCTAGAGTGCGAATCGCCACCACAGCTCAAAACATTGATCTGGGCAAAGATTCACAAACGCCCTAAAGCAGCGGAAATATTTGCTGAGTTTTGCGAACTCATGCCGGAGCTGGATGCGCCCGAACTGCCCACAAACAAACCTGTTGCTAAAGCTGAAGTTCCTGCTCCCCCACCTCTGCCAGCGACCGTTACAACCATTTCATTGCCAGTTGAAAAGGAAAAGAAGGTAGAACCAACGTCCCCTTCAGACAACCCAGGGGAAACCCTTTCACTGGCGGCCCGTATGCGGCAGCGTCAAAGACAAACCGCCACTAATCAATCCTGA